TCAGGCTGCTGGGAGATGGATCACGCCGTCGGACGCGTCCCTCATCTTCTCATCGTCGTCCGGCCAGAGGTGGGCGTAGGTCGTCAGAGTCTCCGTCGCGTCCTTGTGACCGAGTCGGTGCGCCACCGCCACCGGTGACGCCCCCTGTGCGATCAGCATCGAGGCGTGGAAGTGGCGTAGCTCGTGCCAGCCCGTTCCCTCGTCGAGGCCGATCTTGGCCGCCGCAGCTCGCCACGCCGTCGATGCCATGCCCCGGGTGATGGCGTTCCCGGTGCCGGTGGTCAGCACGAGACCGGTGCCGCGGTCACCCAGCGCTTCGAGGGTGGCGGTGCCGATCGAGATCACCCGGAGTGAGTATGTGGTCTTGAGCGGCCCCCACGCGGGCGCCGAAGAGACCGTCGACGTCATCTGCCGGTCGACGCGCAGCTGCGCACCACCTGGGGCGGGCGTGATCCGGTCCCACGTCAGGCCCCGCAGCTCCCCGGACCGCATGCCGGTCGCCGCAGCGAGCACCGCCATGCGCTGGTACGGCCGCCAGAGGGCGTTCGTGAGGTCCTGCACCTTCGCCACGGCCATCGGTATGACCGGCTCACGCTCGACCGCGGGCAGGTTGATCTTCCGGCACGGCGACGCCGTCAGCCGACGCTCGTCGACCGCGAGGGAGAAGATCCCCGCGAGGTAGACGTACGTCACTCGCACGGTCGATGGCGCGAGCTCACGCGACCACCCGGTGACGGCCTGCTGGACGACACCGCGGTCGATCGCGGACAGCGGCCGCTCCCCCAGCGCCGGCAGGATCGTGTTGTCCAGTCGGCGCCGGATCACACCGAGCGACGAGGCCCGCTGGTGGAGCTGCTCGTCGAACCAGCGCTCGCTCATCTCCCGGAAGGAGATCCCTGATCGCTCCGGAGCCACGTAGGTCCCGGACCGAAGTTCGACCCCGACGTGGTCGAGGTGTGCCTCCGCGGCGTCCTTGGTGGCGAACGCCTTCTTCCGGCGGCGCCCATCGGCTTCATGCCAGACCGCGAGCCATCGTGAACCCTTCCCGTGGCGGGGTCCCTTGATCTTCCGGCCGGTCGAGCCGGGGATCGTCCACCGATCCTCGATGTGAGCCAAGCAAGCTCTCCGAATCGTGATCCCCGCGGACGGTCACCGCATCGAGCTATGCCATCCGTCGAGGTGAGGCGGGACTGAGAAGGTCGTGGTGTAAGCGGAGTACAGGCGTGGGACGCACACCAAGAGGAGGAGACCGAGGTAGGCCGTGAGGAAGATAGCCGCCCATGCGATGTACCAGGGCACGTGCCCCGTGCCACCGACGTTCATCCCGACCACCAGCACGATCGCGTCGACGATAGCCACGAGTACGGCTGCCAAGAGGTGGTTGACCGTCTCGTCGAGACCTTCCCGGCGACGCTCCACCCACTCACCGTCCCGCTCCGCGAGGCGCGCGCGCAGGCCGACCATCTGAGCGAAGACGCTTAGCGCACCGCTGATGAGGAGAGCTACGGCGGTGAGGAGCGCAGCGGGCTGGTTGAGCTCCCAACGCAGAGCCAACGTCAGCGCGGCTAGTACACCTGGAACCCCGAGGAAGACGACGTGCGCAAGGCGGTCCTTGCCGACACCGGCCTCACCGAAACTCAGCGATTTCCAGTGGCCCCGGATCACCGCTGAGATGTCGAACCTACTCATCTCTACCCCCGGGGTGATGGCCAGCCTGTCCAGTCGAAGTCAGGCTTCTCTTCATACAGGACCCTACTGACAGCCCTGCGCACGTGCCCGAGGAACTCGTCTCGATCCGGGGCACGATCGCCTACCTGGTAGGTGAAGACGTCCGACATGGAGTTGGGTGTCAGAGTGCGGGGACCGAAGTCGTCATCTTCAACCCTGATCGAGACGTCGTCGAAGCCGACCTCGGCGATCTCGTCACCGAGAATTGCGGCGACGGAGGATGCTGCAACCGCTCGATCGATGGGCCGCTCAGACATGAACGCGTCCTGCCACGCTTTGAGCTCGCGTCGCGTTGCGCGCCTGGCCGCATCGGTGTCGACCGCGGCAGTCAACCTGAGTTCCTCTTTCTGCATCTGGCGGTCAATCCGCTCCTTGTGCCGGGTGAGAACGAGTTCGTTGGGCTGCGCCCTACGCAGATACGAGTTCAGCAGTTCGTCGTCTCCCAGCGGCTTGAGAACCAACTTCCACCACGCCGGAGCGGTACCAGGACCGAGCGCGACGGGTGATTCGCTCGCCCATTGACGTAGCCAGCGCTGGAGGGGGGCCTGAGGGCACGCGCCCGAGATCGCCTCTACGGCAAGAACACCGGTGCAATCGCCGGCACCAGACGGCACGATCAGAAACCCGTAGTATCCGCGGGTCGGAGGAAGGCCCGTGATGTCCTTGTCGAAGCTGGATCCCTCCGGTGAAGTCGCGCGGTCGTGATCACCGGGGCGCCCATAACGCACCTTGAAGCCTATGTGCCGTCCGATCCTGGCGACCTCTTCGATGTAGAAAATTGGATCCCGCGACCGGTCGGGCCCGTCGGCTTCCTCGCCCTCTGGGGCTGGCTCGTGAGGCAGTCCGATGACGCGGACGTCTCGACGCGATTCCCACACCATGGCGATGAAGTCGGCCAAATCTGAGTCCGGTTGCGTGTGCTTGAAGGGCACCGCCTTGCGCCCTTCCCCCTTGCGCAGCGACGCGGTGAAGAGCCGAAATCCATACTTCGACACGGGCTAGCCCCCTGAGATGTTAGTTCTGTGTGACAGAAGCGATGTCCGCGACCCTAGGTCCTGGTGTGGGCGAATGCTGGGACCTTCCGGTCTTCGACGTGCGCCACACCACTCCTAGTTCGTCATCTCCACGATCACATCTAGTCCGCTGTCCGGGTGGTACGACCATGTCGCGTCGATACCGGCCCACGATCCGGTCTGGCGGCCGTCGAGAGCACGGGTCGATTGCATCTCGGACTTCACCGAGTCGGGCACCTCGAGTGCGTCCAGTACGCACATCACGTTCGTGATCGTGAGGTCGCCAGTTCCGTAGTCCTCACCCCGCATGTCCAGAACCACAGAGGTTCCACCGTCGCCGGGTTCAGCGTCGGTCCCGCACTCGTAGAGCGCGGTCGTGATGGGAGTTGAGGCCCACAGCTTCACTTCACCCTCCGGGCCAGCGGCCTCCCCTGGCGCCGGCTCCTGGGAGTTCACGGTCCACTGCTCCAGGTGCGAGTTCCCCGGGGTCGTGGCACCGCGATAGGTCGCCTCGAATCCAGCCTCACCCAGTGCGGATTCGGCAGCAGCGGCGGACATGCCCGTGACGTCGGGAACTCCGGGAGACCGTCCAAATGCAAGAGCAACGAGCACCGCCGCTCCTGCGATGACCACCACGCCCGCTCCGATGGTCCACGGCACCCATCGCCGACGGACTCGCATTGACCGGCGAGACTCGGACTCAGCCGGACGGTCACCACCCACCGTTCTCGCAGCCTCGACCGGGGCTGGCGCTGGCGGCGGTGCCGCCTGAAGGTCGAACTCGGTCTGGTGAGTCCACTGACTCCCGTCCCACCAACGACGGCCGTTCGGGTCCGCCGGGTCCGGATACCAGCCAGGTTCGGGCACGCTCATGTATCCCCCTAGAGTTGCCGGGCTTCGCCGCCCGAGTCTGCTTGCGTGTACTGATTGCATCGGCACGGTCAGCCGCACCTCTGAGCGCTAGCCCACGAGTCGAACGACTCCGACCTCTCGCAGGTAGTCGGCGCGCCACAGCTCGACCAGCGTCGCCGTGACGTTCAACTCACGGGCGAGCGCGCCGGCGTGCGCCCCGACTGCCCGTTCGGCCAGGGCGTAGTCCTCCCGGGAGATCAGCAATCGCGCGGCGTAGGTGTTCGCCTGGCGCTCATCGCGTGGTCGATCGTGCTCGTTGGTCCAGTCGTGACCGTGCGCTCGATGGCCGCACTCGTGAGCGAGCGTGATGCGTTGCGCCTTCACCGGGCGCTCGGAGTTCACGACCACGAGTCCACTGCTGTGCAGTTCCCCGTGACGGCGACCGAGGTCTCTGAACTTCACGCGCAGACCAAGGCCCGCTGCGTGTGCGAGCAGATCTTCCACCCGCCCCCTCCTACGGCTGATCCTCCTGGGCTTCCAGCTCGTCTACGAGCTGGTCGTCCTCGTGCGCCGCCAGTGTGTAGTCCCCCACTGACAACTCGTCGGCCGGGCTCCCCCCGGCCCGCGTAATGGCGGCGGGCTGCTGGTCGTCATCCTGGGCACTCTCCTTGTCGCGTCGGAGTCGCTCCGAGAACAGGGCGATCAGCGTGGCGTCGTCCGGTTGCTCGTAGCGCGAGATCGTGACCGGGAGGTGGCGAGCATCGAGAACGCCAGCCGCGACGAGCGCCTCACCGACAGAGCTGTCGTAGTGGACTGCGAACTTCACGGCGACGTCTGCCGTCGCTCGCTCGATCTCGCCCTTGGCCCATCTCGACACTGTCGGCTGGCTGACGCCGGCCGCGTCGGCGATCTCCTTCTGCGATGCCGACCCGGCGACGGTCTTCACGTACTGCCACCACTTGGTCACTGGCTGCACATTGGCAGACATCTCGGGCCTCCGGACCGCGCGATTCGGACTTGCATGCGCGCAAGCATGTCGGACCGCAAATTACACCACATGCGTTTCTGCAGGTCAGAGCATCCCTGTTCACCCATACGCCGTCCCGTTACCAAACCGTGACGCGGCATGCTTGCGTCCACGTATGCCTGCGCGTAACTTCTTATACGTCGCCGCAAGACGCCAGGTCAGCGGCCCCAACACTCCAAGGAGGTGACCATGACCGCGACGCTCCGCCTCCGCGTGGACCAGCTCGCGAAGCTCCGCACGCTCGCCGGAATCACCACCGACGACGCCCTCGCGAAGCGAATGCGCATGGACCCCGCCACGGTCTCCCGCGTCCTGCGCGGCAAGCAGACCCCCGGACCCCGGTTCATCGCCGCGCTCGTCGACTGCTTCCCGGGATGGGACCTCGACGACCTGTTCGAGGTCATCCCTGCCGAGGACGCGGCCTGATGGCGCACCTGACGCTCGTCCGCCCGTTGGCGCCGACGCCGGACCCGGAGCCCGACCCGCCGGCCATCGCCGCCGCAGCCCCCGTCCACCTCATCCGCCTCGCGGCCTGATCAAGGAGAGCAACGTGAGCACCGACCTGATCCAGCACGCGTTCGGGGACCACACGGTCCGGACGCTCCTCGACGCGCACGGCGAGCCGCAGTTCGTCCTCGCCGACCTGTGCTCGGCGATCGGCATCGGCAACAGCCGGATGGTCGCCCAGCGACTCCACCCGGATGGTGTCAGCCAGGCTGACGTCATCGACTCGATGGGGCGCCGACAGCGAGCGACCGTCGTCACGGAGTCCGGGATGTTCGAGGTCGTCCTGCGCTCCGACTCCGACCGAGCTGCGCCCTTCCGGAAGTGGGTGACGACCGAGGTCCTCCCCACCCTCCGCAAGACCGGCTCATACGCCCTCGGCGCGCAGACCGCGGAGCAGCGAATCGCCCTCGCGGTGATCGAGGCGCAGGCGCTCCTCGCGGAGAAGGACGCGACGATCGCGGTCCTCACTCCCCCGGCCGCGGCATGGAACGCCCTCGCGGACTCCGCCGGGGACTACTCGATGCGGGACGCCGCGCAGATCCTGTCCCGAGACCCGGGCATCGAGATCGGTCAGAACCGGCTCGCGAAGCTCCTGCGTCAGATCGGGTGGATCGATCCGCGCGGGATCCCCTACCAGCACCACGTGCAGGTCGGCCGGCTGCGGTCGAAGCCGCAGACCCGGATCTCGCACCGCACCGGCGAGCGGGTGGCGTGCGAGCCGCAGGTGCGGATCACGCTCAAAGGCATCGAGGCGCTGCACGGACACCTGCACGGCCTCGCCCCGGTTCAGGCCGAGACCTCGCCGCTGGCGGTGGCGTCGTGACCGGGGGCGACCCGCTGCTGACCGTGCGGGAGGTCGCCGACCGTCTGCGTCTGAACCCGGAGACCGTCCGGGTCATGGCCCGCCGCGGGGAACTCGCGTCCGTCCGGGTCGGCCGGGGCAGGACCGCCGCCTACCGCTTCACCGCGTCGTCCATCGACGCGTACCTCGCGGGCCACAAGACCGCGGCCTGATCGAAACCAGCGGGGCCCGGACCAGTTTCCAGACCGGGGACCGGGCCCCACCGACGCAAGGAGAGTACCGATGACCCAGACCATCAAGCCGGGGCACCTCGCCCGTGCGATGCAGCGCCTGCGCCCCGCCCGCCCGCCGAAGCACCGCGCCCTCGTGGACCCGAACGGACTCACCGACGCCGACTACGCGGACGCCGCCGCCCGGATCGCGCGTGCCGAGGCCGCCCGCAGCGACCCGCTGCTGGACGTCGCCTTCGGCGCCGGAACCGTCGAGGACAACGGCCAGGCGGTGACTCGGTGACCTCCCACGACCAGCACCTCGCGAGCGACGCCGAGCGCGAACTCGCCCGCCGCGACGCGGCGCAGGACGAGGAGATCGCCCAGCTCGCCGAGGAGGCGATTCTCGCGGAGCCGTACGACCCGTGGGACCCGGAGGAGCACCACGACGACGGTTGGGAGGCGGCATGAAGCCCGTCGACGCGCGCGCCGGGAAGGTCTGCTCGAACTGCAACTACCGGCGCCAGATCGACAACCGGAAGCACTGCCCGTCGCGGACGTGCACGTGGTGGAAGTGCCTGCGCTGCGGGGCGTCCAACGACGAGGCCGGCCGGAACTCGGTGGTCGACCTGCAGGGCCGTTCGAAGAGGGGTGCGTGATGGCCACCTTCGACCTGACCCCCGACCAGCGCCTCGCTGCGGCCCGCGAGCACGTCGCTCACGCGGTCGCGCAGGCCGAGGTCGACGCGTCCGTCACCCAGACGCACGTCCCCGCGATCCGTGTCGAGGTCGCGGACCCGGTCCGCCGCTACGCCCTCGCGATGGCCGTCACCGACGGGCGGCCTCTGGGCCGCGAGGTCATCTACACCACCGGTCAGCCCACGGAGATCCTCACCGGCTGGTCCCGATTCGACCCGGCTGTCCAGGTGTCCCTGGTCGGCCCGACCCCCAGGAGCACGTCGTGAAGATCATCGAGCTGCACGCGGAGAACGTGAAGCGCCTCCGTGCCGTCCAGATCACCCCGGACGAGCACGTTCAGGTCATCACCGGGAAGAACGCGCAGGGCAAGTCGTCGGTCCTCGACGCGATCTGGCTCGCGCTGGGAGGCGGCGCCGCGTCGAAGGCGACCGCTCGCCCGGTCCGTGACGGGCAGGACACCGCGTCGGTGCGCCTGGACCTCGGAGAGTTCATCGTGACGCGGACGTGGGCGGGCGAGAAGTCCACGCTGCGGGTCGAGTCCGCCGAGGGGCAGCGCTTCACGTCCCCGCAGGCGGCGCTGGACAAGCTCGTCGGCCGGTTGAGCTTCGACCCGCTCGCGTTCACGCAGATGCCACCCAAGGCGCAGAGGGACGCCCTGCTGTCTCTGGTGGACCTGCCGTTCGAGCCCGCGGAGTTGGAGCGTCGCCGCGCCGAGGTGTTCGAGCGACGCACCGAAATCGGCCGGTACGTCAAGGAGCTCGAGGGTCAGCTTGCGGGCATGAACCCGGTGCCGGACGGGACCCCGGACGCTGAGGTGTCGGCCGCGGCGGTGGTGCAGGAGCTGCAGGCCGCCCGGCAGGTCATGGCGGAGAACGACGCGGTCCTGCAGGAGGCCGAGGCCGCGCAGAGCGCAAGGGAGCAGGCGCAGGCCGCTCTGACCCGCGCGCAGGAGCAGCTGGCCGCCGCGATCGAGACCGAGCGTGAGGTCGCGTGGCGGGTCGAGGCGATGCCGGACGCCCCGGACACGAGGGTGATCGAGGAGCGGCTCGCGTCGCTGGACGTTGTGAATGCCGCGGTCCGCGCGAAGGCCGCCCGCGCCGCGACCGTCGAGCACCTGACCGGCGCCCGCCAGGACGTCGCCGAGCTGACGGACACCCTCGCCTCGATCGACGAGGAGAAGGCGACCGGGCTGGCGCAGGCGCACTTCCCGATCGAAGGTCTGGGCTTCGACGCCGACGGCGTCACCTACCAGGGGGTGCCGTTCTCGCAGGCGTCCTCCGCCGAGCAGATCCGGGTGTCCCTCGCGATGGCGATGGCCCTGAACCCGAAGCTCCGCGTCATCCGGATCCTCGACGGGTCTCTGCTGGACGCCGACAGCCTCGCGCTGATTGAACAGATGGCGATCGACCAGGACTACCAGGTGTGGATCGAGCGGGTGTCCGACGGTTCCGGTGTCGGCATCGAGATCACCGACGGGCAGGTCGCGGCATGAGCGCCCTCACCGTCGCCGACCTCACGCCCGGTTCCCCCGCCTGGACCCGCCTGGTGACGGCGTCGAAGGTCGCCGCGATCTTCGGGGTCGCGAACCCGAACTACTCCTCGGCGCGCGCCCTGTGGCATGAGATGCGCGGCGACGTCCCGTGGGTCGAATCCGACCCGACGCCGGAGCAGGAGCGCGGGCATCTCCTCGAGCCCGCCGTGATCGAGTGGTGGCGTCGCCGGCACCCGGAGTACACCGCCCTCGACGAGCAGCACGTCGCGTTCCGCGAGGACCTGCCGTGGGCGATCGCCACCCCGGACGGCCTCGCGACCGGGCCCGTCGCTCCCCTCGCGGTCGTCGAGGCGAAGTCCGTGGGCCGCCCGGACGACGAGTGGGGCGAGCCTGGCACCGATCAGGTGCCGCCCCGGTACCTGCTGCAGGTGTTCTTCCAGATGCTGATGACCGGCGCCCGGGTCGCGTTCGTGCCCCGACTGGGTCCGTTCCTCGAATTCGAGGAGTTCGTCGTCGAGTACGACGAGGCGGTCGCCGCGGCGGTGGTCGCCCGGTGCAAGGAGTTCTACGACTCCCTGACCGGTGACGTGCCGCCCGCAATGGACGGGTCCCCGGCCACGTTCGCGGTCATCCGCCGCATGTACCCCGACCTGAACCCGGACGCCGAGGTGCAGCTCACCCCCGGCCTGGCCCGGTCGTTCGTCGAAACGAACCTCGCCGAGAAGGCCGCGATCGCCGAGCGCCGCCGGGTCGTCGGCCTGGTCCGCGAAGCGATGGGCACCGCCCGCATCGCGAAGTGCGGGGACGTGCCGGTCGCCCGCCGGCAGGGCGCCAAGGGCGGCATCAACGTCGTCTGCCTGGCCAAGTCCACCACCGAACTGCCCGCTGAGAGGAGCGCCGCAGCATGACCACCGACGTCGCCACCAGCGAGCGCCCGACGACCGCCCTGACCATCGGGGACGACCAGGCCCGGTTCACCTCGCAGCAGGTCGCCGTCCTCAACCACCTTGGTGTGCAGGGCGCGGACGACGACGACCTCGACGTGTTCTTCCACGTCGCCAAGCGCACCAAGCTCGACCCGTTCGCCCGGCAGATCTACATGATCGGGCGCAACACCTACGACCAGCGGCAGGACCGGTGGGTCACGAAGCAGACCATCCAGACCGGTATCGACGGCTACCGCCTGATCGGCCGTCGAGCCGCCGACGCTGCCAAGGTCCGGATCTCGGTCAACGCCCCGGAATGGGCACACGAGGACGGCAGCTGGCGACCGGTCTGGATGAAGGCATGGGGCTCTCCGGTCGCCGCCCGGATCACGATCACTCGCGACGGTGAGCCGTTCGTCGGGGTCGCCCTGTTCGAGGAGTACAAGCAGGTCAAGCGCAACGGCGATCTGACCTCGATGTGGGCTCAGCGCCCCGCCGGGCAGATCGCGAAGTGCGCCGAGGCTCTCGCCTGGCGGCTCGCGTTCCCCCAGGACCTCGCCGGGGTGTACGTCGAGGAGGAACTGCAGCACGCGGATCGTCAGGAGCCGGAGCAGCCGACCACGGGTGCAGGTGTTGCCGGTCTGCGTGACATCGTGCAGCCCGCCGCGGGGGCTCCGGCTGAGGACGAGCCGGTGGACGCCGAGATCGTTCCGGACTCGGCCGCCGGCCGCGACTGGGTCGCTGAGGCTGCGGCACTGGGCGACATCGACGACCTCAAGAATCTGTACGCCGAGGCCGGGCTCGCGGGTGCATCGCGTGATGACCTCGGGTTCATCGCACGTCGGGGCGTCGCAGTCGAGAAGGCCGCGGGTGAGCACTCGTGAGCCTTCCCACGCCGACGGATGTCGTGCTGCAGCTGTCCGACCTCGCCCGGGCTCTCGAAGCGAAGACCACGGAGATCGCCCGCCTGGACGAGGAAGCGGTCCGCGCGAAGTCCCGGTTCGAGGTGCAGTTCGCGCGCACGTTCCTGTCCTCGGACGGGTCCGTGGACTCCCGCAAGCAACAGGCCGTGCTGGCAACCGCCGACACGAAGCTGGACGCGGAGATCGCGGAGGCGAAGGTCCGGGCCGCCCGGGAGTCGATCCGCACGCTCCGGGACAGGCTCGACGTGGGCCGGTCCCTGAACGCCGCTGTCCGGGCCGAGTTCGCCGCGGGGGCGGTGGGGCAGCTATGACCGACCCGACCAGGAAGACCCGCGCGGAGGTCATCCGCCGTGACGGCGGGATGTGCGTGGTCACCGGCAGGCAGGTCGTCGACCCGGACACCCTGCTCCCGTTCGTGCAGTACAGCCTGCAGCACCGCCGGGCGCGAGGTGCTGGGGGCAGCAAGGACCCGGTGACGAACTCCGTCGTGAACCTCGTGCTCGTGGAGGGCACCGGCACCACGGGCGCGCACGGCCGCATCGAGTCGCAGCGCGAGTGGGCTCGCCGCCGCGGGTACGCGGTCCCGCAGTGGCAGGACCCCGGCACCGTCCCGGTCCTCCACCGGGTCCACGGGTGGTCGTGGATCCGCCCCGAGGGGTGGGTGCCGCTGACCCGCGACGAGCTGTGGCTGCAGGCAGCCGAGCGCCTCGCCGACGACGCCTCCGGGCTGTCGAAGGACGACCCCGCGTACACGCGCATGTCCATGGAGATCACCGCTCTGTACGGGCTGCTGGCTGAGGAGGCCGCGTGAGCGCCGCGGCCTACCTCGGGATCTCGGCGTGCGCGGCTTTGGAGCGAGCCAGGGCTTCTCGGAGCCGATCGACGATCGCCACGTCGTCCACGGTCCCTTGGTGCCAGCGCCGTAGCTCGAGGAGTGTCTGGATCAGCTCATCAGCCAGCTCCTCGTCGATGACCATTCCCTTGCGCATCTCGGGTCGAAGCGTTGCGTTGGCGTCTACTTGGTTCCTCTGGCGACGCCATGCCCTGTTGAGCCACGAGAAGCACAGCGCCTCGACCCCTGTTCCGACTGGGTCTGATTGGGCGGGCAGGTATGTGCGCCAGGCCTGCACCGCGCCAACCAGACCGATCTGTATCACCAGCATCCGCTCGCGATCTACCGGGGTCGGATTCAGCTGCTGCGCCCATGCCGCGACCTGTCCGAATGACTCGAGCTGCTTCTGCTCGAGCGCGAGTTCCCGTTCTCCCTTGAGCTGCTCGAGGAACTGTGCGCGGTCGTGGGCGAGCGTGCGGCGGAGCACCCAGATCGCTACGCCGATCGAGGCGAGTGCGCCGGCTACTGCGCCGACCCAACCGTCGAGCGCCACCTCCCAGAAGTCCACAGACCCGAACGTAGCGGAGTCGTGATGCCCGAGTACCCAATGCACCACCGCGACTTGTACCTCCCACCATCCCCCGCGCGGCCCGGGCTGCTGGCCCGGACCTGGGCTCGCCTGCGAGCTCTGCGCACGTACACGAGGACCCGCTGATGGCCGGCTACGCCCGCCGCGACCTGCGCTCGCGCCGGGCGGCCCTGGTGGACTCCAGCTCCTTCTTCCCGGCGGGGCTGAGCCGCTCCTCGAACCAGGCATCCGAGATCGCACCGCTCTCCCACAGAGCAAGAGCGGCTGCGATCTCACTGCCCGGGGCAAGGACGGCTTGGCGCCGTCTCGAGTGCCCGGGGAGCAGCCACCACCGCTCCGCCTTCGGAAGCGCCTTGGTCGAGCTGCTCACCTTCTCCATGGCCCACCGAGCCACGGCCTCGTTTTCCGACCACTCCGCCGCCGAGAAGGCGTGCACCTCTTCCATGAGCTTTGCCACGCCGCGGCCGATGTGGAGCCCGCGCCACCTCACCGCGGACAGCAGGAGTTCGTTGTGCGCGGCGGCGTGGATCCGTCCGATCCTCGCATGCCGGTCCTTCTGCGCAGCGTCCCGTCGCTCCGCTCTGCGGCTCAGGAAGAAGACACCGACCGCACTGGCCAGGGCGACCACAGCCGCCCCGGAGCTGGCGAAGAAGGACGTCCAGAACTGCGGCCAGTACACGTCACGCTCCCGTGGAGAAGTGTTCTCGGTGGTAGTCGGCGTGCGCCCAGTCGATGTCGTGCCCGGCCACCGTGCGCAGGTCGTAGAGCACCACCCCGTCGCTGAGGCGGTGGACCTTCCCGTCTGCGAGGTACAGGGCGCCCTTGTCGAACAGCACGTGGTCGTTCGGGCAAAGACACAGCACGTTCGACGTGACGTCGGGGCCCTGGTGCGGTGCGCCGAGAGCGCGGATGTGGGCGCCCTCCGCGTAGAAGCCGGCCGCGGTCTCGAGGCGGATCCCGCAGAACTGGCAGACGCCGTCGTGCTTGTCCTTGACCCACTGCGTGACCTTGCTGTTCCGCACCACACGCTGGATCACGCTGCGCACGCGGTCGGGGACTTCGGTGCCAGCCGGCGGTGCGGGCTTATCCCATGCGGCGCCGCCATCGGCACGTTCGAGAACGTAGCGCCAGATCAGCGGACCGTGCCGGGACGGCTCCTGCCAGTGCTCGGTGACGACGTACAGGCCGTCGTACCGGTACCCGGTCTCCGGCGAGTGCTTTTCGTCTCCGCCCTCACCGCGGATCACGCGGACGGGGTACCCGGCTTCTTCCGACCGTGCGAGCGCGAGGTTCCCCTTCACGAGCTCTTGGTCCTTGACCTGTACGCCCTTCTCCTGCCCGCCCTGTCCGGTGTAGACGATCCGGTCGCCGTAGTCGCGGTCGTCGACGTATCCGCCCGAGACCACGACCGCGTCCGCACCCTGGGCGGCGTTCCCAGAGATCCCATTCATCTCATGCCGGTGAAGGCCAGCGAGTCGAACCTCCGCCCTGCTCCCGAACGAGGAAGCGACGGGGTAGCCGGGGATCTCTCCGAACACGCTCGGTTGTGCCATGCGCAGCACGGTAGCGACCGCGTCCGAAACCGAGGTGCAGGTCAGCGCACCGTTCACCCGAAGGGACTGCGCAGCATGACGACTCCCCACCTCGACCCGGTCGCGCGCCCTCGACTTCGAGAGGCCTCCGCATGATGCGGGTCAGCGCGTTCACCGTCGTCCGGTCCGGGACGGTCACTCCCGACTACGAGAAAGACGAGCACTGGTTGTACCGCGCGGCCTGCGTGGACGAGCACCCCGAAGTCTTCGAACCGGACGACGACCACACCCCGACGGAAGCGGAGTGGGCGGTCCCGCGTGCGATCTGTTCCGCGTGCCCGGTGATCGAGGAGTGTCTCGCTGACGCGATGAAGACCGAGGCACAGGGTGCCCGGTACGGGATGCGTGGCGGGACGTCTCCGGACGAGCGCCGCACCCTGCACCGCCGCCGGTTGGCGCGAGCCCAGGTCGGTGCGGCATGACCGGGCCGGTCGCGCACCTGCCGGTGCGGTGGTCGGACATCGCGTCGATGCCCCCGTCCCCGCGCCGTGACGAACTCGCCTACGCGTGGAAACGCAGGACCCGGGACCACCGGGCCCGACGTGCGGCGGACAGCTTCACGGCCGCTGACATCCGTGCCGGGGCGGAGCTGGAACGCGCCGCCGCAGTGGCCCGGTACGACGACGACCCAGCGACGCTGTCCAGGCGTTGCAAGACCCTGCGGGAGGCATCGTGACCAGGGCCCTGTGCTACCCCAAGAACGACCCACCAGTGGACCTGGTGGAGATCGACGAGCACTCCCCCGCAGAGGACATCGCCGCGGCGCGTGCCCTGTGCGGTCGGTGCCCACTCCTCGAACGGTGCTCCCCGACGGTGAAGCGCATGAATGTCGCCGGGGTGGCCGGCGGGCTGACCCGCGCCGAGCGTGTCGTCTGGCAGGACCGACACCAGGTCACCGTGGTGGACGTCGACGTGATCGACGCGACGCCGGCACGGCAACTCACGGCCGCGATGCTCGACGGCCTGCCTGACCCCGCACCCGGGGACCTGCACCCCCGGGTACGCGATCTCGTCCTGCGGATGACCGAGGCCGGGATGACCGCCGACGAGATCGTCACCCTCCTGAACCGGGAGGACGTGACAGACCGCACCGTCAAATACCTCCGCCGCACCTACATGAAGGGCTGGGCTCGTGTCGCCTCGTGACCTGCGGATGCTCCCGCTGCGGTCCATCCGTCCCCATCCGCGTAACCCGAGAGTTGATCTCGGTGACCTGACCGAGCTGGCCGCGGACATCCGCGACAACGGCATCATCGAACCGTTGGTCGTCGTGCCCGGGTCCTGGGGCAAACCGGCCGGGGTGTGCGCCGACTGCGACGAGCAGGTGCGGCGCAACCCGACCGGGGTGCTGCAGGAGCACACCCACGACGGAATCCCCTGCCCTGGTGGGTCCGAGCCCGCCGGAGACGACTGGACGGTCCTGGCGGGGCACCGGCGCCGCCAGGCGTCGATCGCGGTGGGCCAGTGGGACGCGCCGTGCGTGGTCCGCACCGACCTGCGGTCCGTCGCCGACCAGGTCGGGGTGATGCTCCGCGAGAACGGGCACCGGCAGAACCTGACTCCGATCGAGGAGGCGCGCGGGTTCGAGCAGCTGACCCTCGAGGGCCTGACCGCGACCCGGATCGCGCAGCAGGTGAAGGTCTCGAAGAAGACCGTCGACCGGCGGCTCGCGCTCCTCGCCCTGTCTGAGGACGCGAAGAAGCAGCTGCACACCGGGGTGATGACCCTGGACGACGCCGAGGCGATGGTGAACCTGCCGCCGGCCGCCGCGAAGAAGGTCCTGCGGGTCGTGGGCACGAAGGAGTTCCGGCAGGAAGTCGCGTCGCAGCGGATCGGGACGGACGTGCCCACCGCGGTGGCCGCGGAGCTGCGCTCGGAGTTCGCTCACCCGTACCTCACCGGGACACGCCGACCACCACGCGACGCGCTCCCACGGCTGCGCAAGGGCGTGGTGGCCACGCTCGCCAGTCGGCTCCCCCGCACGGTGACCCGGACGTGGCTCGGCTCACTCGGGGTGTCCGACGCCGCCGACGTCGCGCGCGTTGACCCCGATCGCGCGCTCCTCGCCCTGGCCCTGGCGATCCAGTCCGACCCGGCTGGGCAGTACGAGCTGCTCAAGGTCCTCGGGTACGAGCTCTCCCCGGTCGAGATCGACCTCATCGAGAGCAACCGATGACCCGCCAGCACGGCCGCATCCTGACGGCGATCTGGGCCGACGAGGACTTCATCGCGCTGAACGTCGCCGCCCAGCGGATGTACCTGTTCCTGCTGTCCCAGCCTGATCTGTCCCACGCCGGGCTGCTGCCGATGCGTACTCGCCGGTGGGCGAAGAAGGTCAGCGGCGAAACCGTCGAGTCCGTGGAGGCGGCCCTGTCCGCGCTCGAAGGCGCACGTTTCGTCGTGCTCGACGAGGACACCGAGGAGGTCCTCCTGCGCACGTTCGTCCGCAATGACGGCGTGTGGAAGCAGCCGAAGGTGATGCTCCGGATGCGGGAGGACGCCGCTCAGATCGAGTCGGGGCGGCTGCGGGAGGCGTTCGCGGTTGAACTCGCGCGGCTACCGCTGGACGACTTGTCGAAGGCTCCTGGTGGGCGTGGTGGGGACCTCCCTTCACCGTTCGAGCAGGTCTCAGCCGTCGTGGACACCCTCCGCGAGGACTTCCGGGATGCCTTCCCGATGGGTACCGAGACCCCTTCGGGAAGCCCTGCGGTACCCCCTTACGTGCGCGGGGGCGCGCTCCCCCTTCCCCCTACCCCCGTCCCCCAGCCACCTACCCCCGTTCCGCCTACGGCGGCGGACGCCGATGCGCCCGCGTCGGCGCAGACGCTCATCGGTGAGTGGATCGACCACTGCGACGACCGTCCTCCGGGCCGGGTGATCGGCCAGCTGTCACGAGAGACGAAGACCCTCCTCGATGAGGGCATCCCGTTCGACGTGGTGCGCGCCGGGCTCGCCGAATGGCACCGCAAGGGCCTGCACCCCTCCGCGCTGGCGTCGGTCGTGCACGAGACCCGCCGCGGCCCGCGCCGCCTGTCCCCGACGGACGCGGCGATGGACGTCCTGGCGTTGGGTGCCGAGCTGCAGGCCGAGCACGACCGCCACCAGATCGGGGCGTGAGCGTGGACATCCAGCAGACCGCGCAGCTCCTCGCGCTCGTGCAGATCGGGGACAACCGCCGCGTCGACCGGGCGACCGTCTCCGCCTGGCACGACCTGGTGTGCGAACTCCCGATCGACGACGCACTCGAAGCAGTCCGGGCGCACCGACGTGAGACCACCGACTACCTGATGCCCGCGCACGTGATCGCAGGGGTGAAGCGCATCCGGGGTGCCCGGCTCGCTGCCGCGCCCCCACCCCTGCCGGACGTCGACCCCGACGACGTGGCCGCGTATCAGGCCCGCCGTCACCAGATGCTCGCGCAGATCGCGTCCGGGCAGACCAACCCCAACCAGATTGGAGCCTGACCATGGCCGGAGACACCGTGACCACGGTGATCGGAAATCTCACCGCCGACGTCGACCTCCGCTACACGCAGTCGGGCGCGGCTGTCGCCTCGTTCACGGTGGCGTCCACCCCGCGGTCCTTCGACCGTCAGACCAACGAGTGGAAGGACGGCGACACGCTGTTCATGCGCTGCTCGATCTGGCGCGAGGCAGCGGAGAACGTCGCCGAGTCCCTGACCAAGGGCATGCGGGTCATCGTGCAGGGCCGGCTGGTGCAGCGGTCCTACGAGACCCGTGAGGGCGAGAAACGCACCGTCGTCGAGCTGCAGGTCGACGAGGTCGGCCCGTCGCTGCGTAGCGCCTCGGCCAAGGTCACCCGGGCCCAGCGTCAGGGTGGTCAGCAGCAGGGCGGGTGGAGCGGCGGTCAGCAGCAGGGGCGTGACCCGTGGGCGTCCGATGGTGGGGCGTCCAGCTACTCCGACGTGCCTCCCTTCTGACATGGGCAGCGTCGAGGTGTTCGTGCCGGGGACCCCGGCACCGCAGGGTTCGAAGCGGTACCTCGGGAACCGGGGTGGTCGCGGGATCCTCGTGGAGTCGGCCAGCACGAAGGTGAAGTCCTGGCGTGCCGACGTCCGGGAAGCTGCGCAGGGCCTCGTTCCCGCCCCGGTCGAGGGCGCGGTGAGCGTGGAAATCTTGTTCCTCCTCGCTCGGCCTCGGTCGGTGCCCGTGGCGCGACGGCCGCTGCCGGTCGTGAAGCCGGACATCGACAAGCTCCTGCGTTCGACTCTCGACGCGCTCAAGTCCGCGGGGGTCTACGTGGACGACGCGCAGGTCGTGCACACCGACGTGACGAAGGCCTACGCCGATGGGCCGCACGCGGTCCCCGGCGCGCTGATCCGAGTCCACGCGGAGGCACTGCCGTGAGCCAGCCGGACATCTACGACCTGCTCGACCAGGACCCGACGGTTCCGGTCGTCGAGCTGACCGACACTGACCTCGGTGTCGTCGCCACCGTGACGTGGCCCCGACTGCGCGGCACCGGGCACACCACGCCCGGCAAGCGCCCGTACGCCACCGCGTGGCCCGAGCGGGTCCACGTCACCCGCCTCGCCGACCTGATCCGTGAGCACTGCCCGACCGCAGAGGTCTGGTGGCCCACCGGGTGCGAGTACCTGGCGATCAGGCAGGACGCGCGCGATGTCGTCGCCTACCCGGGCGACACGCTCGTGATCGCCGCCGGAGAGGTCACACGCACCACCACGCAGGAGCGCGACCAGTGAGCACCCGACGCCCGCCCTGCCCCCGCTGCGGACGCACCCACCACGCGGGCTACGCGCGGGCCGTGGGGCTGTTCGGGCCGTCCGAGGGCATCCGGTACCGCGCCCACTACCCCGACGCCCCAGAACGGCGCACACGAGCCGAGGCGGTGCAGGACATGTGCGACCGGTACGCGACCAAGGAGGACCAATGACCACCGAGTACGTCCGAGTCCGCGTCCGCCACGACGCGACCGACCACATGGCCCCATACGCCGACCAGGTCATCTCCGGCCCGATGCCCCGCGACCAGGCCGACCAGATCATCCGCGCCATGCCCAACGGCGGGCAGATGGAACTCATCCCCGCAGACACCCAACACGACGACACGAAGGAGAACGACCAGTGAGCACCATGGAGCACCCGAACCCGCCGCTTCCCCCGCTGACCGCCGAGGAGTTCAACGATGGCGCGGGCTACACGTACCGCGGCGTGCCGATCATCGAGAACGAGGGCGGCGACTGGGTCTTCGCATACGGGCACGTCGACCACGAGACGTTCGCAGACGCCGTCAGCGACTACGACGCCGAGGCGACCCTGTGCGACCCGACCGACCCAGACCAGGTCGAGCACCTGCACGCGATCACCCTCGTCGGGCCCGACGGCCCCGACGGGTGGTTCATCACATGGAGCGGCATCACTGCCGAGACGCCCGGTGCCTTCCCGATCACGGCGGTGACCCGATGACCGCCGCCGACCAGCCCACCGTCACGCTCGGCCTGCAAGTGTCGTTCGACTTCCGCGACGTGCTGAGCCGTGGCTATGCCGACCTGACCGAGCAGGACCGGTGGCGCAAGCGACAGGGGCACCACGACCTGCGGCGCAAGGTGTGGAGCAGCATGCGTGACCGCGGCGTGGCCGAGGCGTTCGGCCCGATGCCCCGGACCGGTGTCATCGTCGGTGCCAGATCGCTCCAGAACGGCACCACCGAGTACGAGCCGGACTACGGGACCGTTTTCGCCGGCGACGAGCGAGTGCCGGTCTACCTGATAGCCACCGGCATGCACGACGGGTTCGTCCGCCTGCGCCGCGCCGACGTCACCCCGCAGACCGAGGAGGGCCGAGCATGAGCACCGACCAGACCACGCCGACCGACAAGAACCGCGCATCTGCACTCACGGACGCAGAGGTGGCTGATCGGCAGCCCCGCCTCGGCGGCGACAAGGCGTGCAGCAACCCGGCCTGTCCGCTCCGATACGCACACCGAGGCCCGTGTGCACCGACCATCGACCAGCCCACGCCGCGCGTCGGCGACGCCTACGCCGCGTTCAAGGCCCTCCGCGACCACGTGTTCACAGCCTCGGAGGGCACTGACCTGTCCCGGGCCGGTGTCGATGACGTGACGCAGCACCTCTGGGACGCGGGCTACAGGCCCCGCCCGGACGCCCCGCACCCGGCCCCGGAGGACGGTGACGCCGTGGAGCGGGCGGCACGGGCGTGGTCCGACTACCCGCTGGTCTGCGATGGCTACGAGCCGATGAGTGACCCAGGCTGGCGCGACTACTGGGGCTCACCGGTGAGCGACAGGCTGCGGGCTCGCATCGCTGCCATGCTCGCTGCTGCCGGGCTGCTGGCGACAGCCGAGCCGACCGTCGTGCGCGTGCATTACGGCGACAGCGAGGCGCACGCGAGGTCGTTCAACGAGGGGTTCGAGACCGCGGTCGCCCAGAGCCTCGCGGATGACCCGGCCCTCGCGCAGGAGTGGCTCGCCGAGCACGACGCGCAGGTTCGACGCGACGCCTGTGATGCCCTCCAGCAACTCCGGGGCGGCGACATCGAGCAGGAGTACATCGATCACGTTGTCACCGGGTGTGAATCGTGAGCTCCGTGTCGCGCGCGCTCCGTCAACGACACCTGATTCGCACAACCCCTCAGCCTGTTTGCGGCACGTACAACACTCAGCGGTTGTCGAGAGCCAGACTGCGAGATGCGCGCTCAAAGCCGATGGTCGGAGCCGGGAGTGAGGCAGCATGACGGAACCTCCACACGACCCATCCGCAGAGGCAGCGGTCCTCGGTGCCGTGCTGCGGTCACCAGCAGCCTTGACCGAGGTCGCGCCTCTCCTGGCCGGGGACGACTTCTACCGGCCAGCGCACGAGCAGATCTGGGAGGCGATCACCTCCCTCGCCGACGCCGGAACTGGCGTGGACCCGATCACCGTCGCGGACTTCATGGCCCGTGCCGGGACACTCGAGAACGCAGGCGGGATCGTTCGCCTCCACGACCTGATCGCCGGGGTCCCGACGACGTCGAACGCCGGGTTCTACGCGCACATCGTCCGGGACATGGCCGCGCGGCGCAGGCTCGTGGCGGCGTCGACCCGGATCGCCCAGGTCGCGTCCGGGATGGAAGGCACCCCGGAGGATGTCGCGTCCGCGGCGATGGCCGAACTCGCCGCCGCCGCTCGTCCGGATCCAAGCGCCGAGCGCACGAGCATCGGGGACGTGATTGACGCAGTCCTCGAAGACCTAGAGATCCCACCGGACGAGACGGACGCGATCCAGTGGCCGTGGCGGGATCTCGGGCTCTCGATGCGTCCAATGTCGTGCGGGCAGCTGATCCTGTTCGCCGGCCGCCCCGGTTCTGGGAAGTCCGTGGCCCTGGTCGACGTCGCCCGGGACGCTGCACTGCGGCAAGGGAAGACCGTGCTCCTGCACACCCTCGAGATGAGCCGCGACGAAGTGATCTGGCGGATCCTCGCCGCCGAGGCGCGCATCCCGCTGTCCGCGGTCCTGTCCCGGTCTCTGAGCGCGGAGCACTGGGAGCGCATCGCACAGGCCCGAGCAGCGTTCGAGGGCGCCCCGCTGCACATCGTGGACACCCCGAACCTGACCACCGCGGACCTGCGCGCGTCGATCGACCGTCTCCACCCCGACCTGGTCGTCATCGACTATGTCCAGCTCGGCACCGTGAACCCGCGTCCCGAACGCCGCGTCGCGCTCGAGGAGTACATCCGCAACCTCAAGCTCGTCGCGAAGGCGGCCGGCGTGCCGATCCTGACCGCGGCGCAGCTCGGTCGCGGACCGGAGATGCGCACCGACCACACCCCCCAGCTGTCCGACCTACGCGAGACCGGGTCGCTGGAGCAGGACGCGGACGCCGTGGTGCTGCTGTTCCGCCCGGACTACTACGAGCCGGAGTCCGCCCGGGCGGGTGAGGTCGACATGATCGTCGCGAAGCAGCGCAACGGCCCGACCGGGACGGTCACGCTCTGCCACCAGCTGCACTACTCCCGGTTCGTGGACATGGCCGCCTGAGTTCTGTGTGACACATCCCTCCGCACGATGCGGGCATGGGAAGACCCCCGGACGGCACGGAGCCCCGCACCGAGACCGTCACCACCCGTTTCACCCCGACCGGCCACCTGCTGATGAACATCGCGCGGGGCCGTAAGTCCCGTTCCGCGTACATCCGTGGGCTCGTCGCCGAAGACGTCGCCCGCCGAGGCATCCGACTCAAGGAGCACTGATGGACTCCACCCACAACACCCGAGGCAGGGCGAAGCTCCGCCTGCTTCCGGAAGACCTCTCCGAGATCCTCGATCTCCCCGAGCACACCCATGTGGTCGCGGTGCAGACCGAGATCGACCCGCTCTCGATCAAGATCCTGATCGAGGGCCCCGGACTCCCGGAGTGCGTCCCCGGGACCGAGGCGCCGTACCTGCACCGGACCATCGAGCAGACGTCCCCCACCACCCAGACCGTGCGATGGGCGTGATGGGTACCTACGCCGCGAACACCGACGTCTCGTCGGATCGGTCCCGGTCCGAGATCGAACGCACCCTCATCCGATACGGCGCCACCTCGTTCTCCTACGGGTGGGAAGGGGGCAGGGCCGCCATTCAGTTCGTGAAGGACGGCAAGCGCATCCGGTTCACCCTCCCGCTGCCCGACCGCAACGACCGCGAGTTCACCCACCACTCCCGCGGCGCCCGGACCGCGTCGGCCGCGGAGAGCGCCTACGAGCAGGCATCCCGGCAGCGGTGGCGCGCTCTCGCATTGGTCGTGAAGGCGAAGCTCGAGGCCGTCGAAGCCGGGATCACGACGTTCGAGGAGGAGTTCCTCGCGCACCTCGTTCTGCCGTCCGGGACCTCGGTGTTCGACTCCGTGGCCCCGGCGATCGAGCTCGCGTACGCAACGGGCGACACCCGACCGCTGCTGCAGATCGGTGGTGCGGCGTGAGGGTCCTGACCGTGAAGCAGCCGTGGGCGTGGGCGATCATCCACGGTCAGAAAGACGTCGAGAACCGCGTCCAGTCGCTCGGCCGGTACCGCGGGCCCGTCGCGATCCACGCCGGGGCATCGTTCGCTCCCGAGGCTTGGCGAAGCCCGGTCCTGGCGGAGGTCGCTCGCCGCTTCGGGATTTCCCGCGAGACGGCCGTCGGTCTAGATCTGCCGACAAGGTGCGTAATCGGCGTCGTCGACCTCGTGGACGAGCACCGAGGGCACAACAGCGAGATGGACCGCCTCCGCGCCGTCCGCTCGTGCTTCCGGCCCGGGGTGCCCTACGGCCCGTGCTCGCCCTGGGCCATGTCGGACCACCACCACCTCGTGCTGGCGAACCCGCGCCCGCTCCCCCGCCCGATCCCCGCGACCGGTCGACTTGGGCTCTGGCGACCGGACGACGCGCTGCTGGCAGCGACCCGCGAGCAGCTCAGGGAGGTGGCGTGATGGAGGATGAGACCCAGGGCTTGTCGCCCCAGATCAACGGCCCCAGTTCGGGCCGAATCAGCTTGAGCTCGTTCAACATACCCAGGCGACGCTGCTTGAGCCTGATTCTCCCGATCAGAGGGTGCCAGATCAGATCAGTGACCAACTCGGACGACGTCGTAGCCGCGTTCTCCAGGAACAAGTCAGACGGATTTGCGTCAGGCTCGCTCCTTTGCCACATCGTCAGAGTCCGCAGAGCTCGAGCCAGGTCCACGTGCTCCTCTACAGGACGGCGCGGCAGGCGTGCCAGTAGCGCCGTTGTTCGAAGTTCACGAAGCTTCGCGTCGAACCCCGGGGGTTGGCTCTGGAATCGCCCCGTGTCAACGACATGCAGCGCGGCAAGCACAGCGGCCCTCGCTGCCCGACGTTCTTTGCGCACGTCGAGCAGCCTCGTCAGCACGCTGCCCGCGCCGAAGGCTGTCGCTAAAGCCGCGACGGTGCCGACCCATCCGTACTCCATGGCTGGCAGCATCCCACGCTCGGCGGTGCGGGCGTGAGGTGGTCCAAGGTCGACGACCGCCTCGGGGATCACCCGAAGTGGCTCGCCGACCATGACCGGACTCGCTGCTGTCCGCTGCATGAGCCCTGCCACGCGGACGTGCCGCTGGAACTGGCGAACTCAGGACAAAGTACCAAGGACGGTAGCGGCTGCTGTCAGAGTGAATCCGGCGATGACCCAGAAGAGGTCCCACCCGGCTCCATTGAGTTCCTCGCCTAGATCGCCCCACGCGGCGTTCTCGGTGTTGAAGTCGAGGATCGTCTTGGCCGCGTTCTTACGCTCAGCGATCAGGGCTTGTTGCCGAGCCTGCTCCTTCCTGAGCCGGCGGTAGATGCGAGCCGCCCCGAGAGCCGGAAGAGCGGCTCCTGCGAGGGCGAGAGTGATCACGATTGCTGTCATGCCGGGCACGGTACGGGTACGGGACCTGGCACTTCGCGCGGCGTCGGCGTCGGTGGGCGACTACTCGACAATGCGACCGCGGACCTGAACCGCACCCGGATGCTCGCGGAGGCCGCAATCGCCCGGGCCGCCGGCCGGTAGCCCACGGCGTAAATGTCAGACACAACACCCGGCCGTCTGCCAGCATCAGGCCATGAGACTGAACCCCCCGATTTCACCAGAGCCACCCGACGACCTCTGGTCCTGGCTCAACGCCAACGGCGGCACGATCACCACGATCGCCACCGTCATCACCGCGCTCGTCGCGATCGGCGCGCTCATCGCGGCAGCACGCGACAGCCGCGAACGGTCCCGCCCCTACCTCGCGGCCGAGCTGTTCCCCGCGCCGAGGTCGAACGTCACAGTCGTGTTCCGGGTCTTCAACTTCGGCAGCACGGTCGCCCGCGACGTCCAAGTCACCTTCGACCCACCGATCGAAGCCACCGCCGAAGACGACCCCGCACGGCACATCCGCCTCCGCTACGAACCGGTCATCCCGCACCTCAACCCGGGCCAGGCCCTCAACAACACCTGGCAGACCTTCGCGGCACGCGGGAAGATCAGCACCGCGCCGGACGCGTGCACGGTCACGATCAAGTACAAGGGCTCAGGTCGACGGACCCACACTGACACCTACACGCTGCAACTCGACGCCATCACCCACGAGACCGAGTCCGTGTCGTCCGACTCCGAACTCGGCGCCATCCGCAGAATCGCCAAGTCACTCGAGGCGCTCGTCGCGAAGTAGCACCCCCCACCGGACACTCCGAGGGCGACCACGCGCACACCGTGGACCCCGAACCCGTGGGAGAACCGCTCATGGCCCGGCCGACCGCACCCATCGAGTGCACCAAGTGCGGGCAGACCCATCGAGACCACCTCGGTCACCCCGGCTGCACCGGCCACATTTCGTCCGGGCCCCGCAAGGGTGAGCCGTGCACGAAGTCCCGGCGGGTAGGTCAGGAGGTGTGCGACTCGCACGGGGGTCGCGCACGGCAGAACGTGAAGGCCGCGACGAGGCGCCGGCAGGAGGAAGCGGCGGAGGTCGCGGTCCGGACCCTGGGGCTGCCGGTGGACGTGTCCCCGACGGACGCCCTCCTCGAGGAGGTCCGGTGGACAGCCGGTCACGTCCAGTGGCTGCGTGCCCGGGTGCAGGAGCTCGAGGACGGCATGACCGTGTCCGGGTTCGGGGCGGACAACGCGGCGACCCGGCACCCCCTGGTGTGGGGGACGACGAAGGTCGTCGACCGAGGCTCGGGTGAACACCAGGGGGTCGATGAGACGGAGTCGGCCAGCCCATCGATCTGGTACGACCTGTATGCGAAGGAACGCGCGCACCTCGTCGTCGTGTGCCGGGAAGCGATCAAGGCCGGTGTCGAGGAACGACGGGTCCGGCTCGCCGAGCAGCAGGGGGAACTCGTCGCCGGAGCCATCCGCGCCATCCTCGCCGACCTTGGGCTGACGCCTGAGCAGCAGGCGAAGGTGTCCGAGGTCGTGCCCCGGCACTTGCGGTTGCTCGCAGGGACGGCCGCATGAATGTGGCGACCTCAGGGCGAGGGGTAGGGGCCAAGCTGCCGGAATCCCGGCGTCCCGAGCTTCGTCTCCCACGTGACGCGAGCCCTCGCGCGGATGGTCGGGTACGCGATATAGAGCACTCCCGCGTCTCCCTCGGCAGCGACCTCAGCCTGATACTGGCTCCGGGCTTGAAGTGCAATCTCGGACGAATCGAACTCCACCGCCCCTCCGGCTCGCACTTCGTCGTGCGCGACGACGTAGCGCTCCCCTCGGATCGTGAACACCACCTCGGCCCGGTACGCCGTAGTGGAGCCCGCATTGCGAAGCACCACGGTGCGTTCATCGGGCGAGGCGAACTCCCATTCGACGTCAGATCGCTCGAGGTGTCGCTGTTCTCTCGCCGTTTCGAGGTCGACCGACGCCTTCGCAGCCGCTGCGGAGTCATCGGCTGCGTCCGCCGCACGCTTCGAGTCGCGCCGCGCGACCATTGCGACCACCAGCGCCCCGAGCGCCACAACCACACCTGCGATGCTGCCAATACCCGAGAGGTCCACGACGTGAAGGTAGCCGCCCGGCGTGGTTCCGTGTGACGGAACTGGCATGGGCTGAGCACGCCGCCCGCATGTTCGAGCCCGCGCCCCCGCCCCGCTGGGCCACGCCCGGGCAGCTCGCCCAGCACATCGACCTCACCGTGAAGCAGACCCCTGCACTCGACCTGATCGACGAGGCGCTGGTCGAGGCATTCACCACCCCTGACTCACGGGTGATCATCGCGATGCCCCCGCAGGAGGGGAAGTCGCAGCGCGCGTCCCGGTGGTTCCCGCTGTGGGCGCTCCTGCAGAACCCGGAGCTGCGGATCGCCGTCGCGTCGTACGAGCACGGGGTTGCCCGCCGGTGGGGCCGCACCATCCGTGACGACATCACCTCGAACGCCGCCGACCTCGGCCTGACCATCCGACCGGATCTTTCCGCGCAAGCCGAATGGCAGCTCGACCGTCACCAGGGCGGCGTGTACTCCGTCGGCGTCGGCGGGGCGCTCACCGGGCGCCCCGTGGACTTGATGATCATCGACGATCCGTTCAAGGGCCACGAGACCGCGGACTCCCTGACCATCCGAGAGGCAGTGTGGGAGTGGTGGACCGGCACGGTCGCGACCCGGTTCTCCCCCGGCGCCCCCGTGGTCCTGATCCAGACCCGGTGGCACGAGGACGACCTCGCCGGCCGCCTCCTCAAGGGCGAGACCGCCGGACGGTGGAAGGAGATCAGCATCCCCGCTCAGTGCGAGGACCCCACCACCGACCCCCTCAGCCGCACCACGGTCGGGGAGTTCATGGTGTCCGCGCAGGGCCGCACCCAGGAGCAGTGGGAGATCCGCAAGTCCGAGCAGACCGCACGGTCCTGGGCGGCCCTGTACCAGCAGCACCCCACCCCGGTGGAGGGCGCGGTCTGGAAGTCCCCGTGGATCGAGACGAACCGAGGGAAGACCGGCGACTTCCACCACCGCGCCGCGAAGATCATCGTCGGCGTCGACCCAGCAGCCACCTCGAAGACCACATCCGACGAGACCGGGATCGTCGTCGTCGGGATGGACCGCGACGGCGTCGGGTGGGTCCTCGACGACCGGTCAGGTCGCGGCACCCCGATCGAGTGGGCGTCGCGGGTGTGGAACGCCGTCCTCGACTGGGGCGCGACCGAAGTCGTCGTGGAGGACAACCAGGGCGGGGAGATGGTGCTGGAGGTGATGCGGACGGCGTGGCGTTCCGTCGCACGCAACGCCGGGCGTCTCCCCCCACCCGTCCGCCGGGTGCACGCCACCCAGTCCAAGCGCACCCGCGCGGAGTCCGTGGCCGCGTTCTACGAGATCGGACGGGTCCGGCACGCCGCCGACGGCACCGACCGCCTCGCGACCCTCGAAGCGCAGATGATCAGCTGGACCGGGACCGGGGACTCTCCCGACCGGATCGACGCGATGGTCCACGCCCTCACCGCGCTGTTCCTCCCGCAGCACTCCGACGGGTCGATCGGGACCGCACCGACCGGGCGAACACGGTGGGCAGGGATGCGCGGTCGCTGAATGCACGTGTCAGACAGTGCGTCCGGCCTCCGTCACCTCGGCGATCGAGGCGTAGATGTCCTGTCCTGGTTTCGACCTAAGCGCAGCGATGAACAGCTGCATCGCGTTCTCGCGGACGGTGTCGTCGTTCAAGAACGGATCGAAAGTGGTCCGGCTGAGGTTCGGGCGCTTCGTATCGAGCGCTTGCGCCTGCAGCGAGAGCCTGGCTCGGAGCACATCCTCATTCTGTGGAATCTGCGCCAGGTACTGGAGCGCGCGCTGGTAGACCTGCCAGGCATAGTCCTGCTCGACTTCAGCCAAACTTCGTTCATTGCGAGATCTCGGCATGCGGCTCCCATCGGCACGGAGAGCCTCGGACTGAGGGGACTCCGGCAGTCCGGCTGGTACCCCATTCGCCACCATGGCCCGGCCAGGCAGTCGACCCTCGGGAGCACCAGTGCGAGACCACATCCAGGACCAGTGGGCCCCACTCGCTCACATCCCCGAGATCGCGGACAACACCCGACCCGTCGGCGCCCCGACCTGGATCGACCTCGTCGACGTCCGCCGCCTCACCGCGTACCGGGTGCTGTCGGCCTACCGGGAGAACACCCGCCGGTACTGGCTGCCCGACGCGATGTGGACCGGGGATTTCCGCAAGCGCGGCGAGGAGTTCGTGGTCGGTGACCCACAGGCCGCGAACTACCGGGAGTACGGCGACGCCGCCCTGCTGGTGGACACGGCCCGGGCGCTGCTGCTCGGCGACGACCAGGTCATCACGCTCCCCGACGACGCTCCGGAGCAGGTAAAGACCTGGCTGACTGAGTGGGCGGTCAAGGAGCGCCTGAACCAGAAGCTCCTCGAGGGCGAGGAGAACAGCATCGGCGACGGGGACGGCGTCTACGTCCTCGGGTGGTCCACCACGAAGCAGCGCCCGACGCTGCGGGTGTACGACCCCGGGTTCTACTTCCCCGACACCCTGACCGTCGTTCCCGGGTGGGATGACGACGAGTTCGCCCCGATCGTGCACGTCGCGTGGGAGTGGACGGACAACGACGGCAAGGACTGGATCCGCAGGCAGACCTGGCAGCTGACCCGGCTGGAGACCTCGGTGTCCGCGCCGTGGGGCGGGACCCGGGCGTGGACGTGCCTGTACCGGCAGGTCGACTACGACGCGTCCGAGCGCCTCCCGAACACCACCGTGTACTCCCCCGAGCTCACCAGGACGCCGCACCGTCGGGTCCTGACAGGTGACCCGGACGGTGACGGGTGGGTCGACATGGCGATCGACTTCATCCCCGTCGTGCACGTCCCGAACGACGCCGCCACGAAGCGCACCTTCGGCACCTCGCTGCTGACCCGGATCGCGCAGATCCTCGACGACATCGGAAACACCGACACCGACCTTGCCGCCGCGTCCCAGACCGCCGCGCCGGCGCTCGTGACGACAGGTGTCCCGGCCGGTGGCCTGACGGGTGGGCCGGGTGAGCAGTGGGGTCTGCCCGCCGACGCCACCGCCGGGTTCCTCGACACATCGAAGAACCTGACCGCGCTGCGGGAGTTCGACAAGGACCTCCTCGACCGGCTCGCCACGAACTCCCGCCTCGCCCTTGCCCTGCTCGGCCGGGTCCAGCCCAACGACGTGCCGTCCGGGTACGCGCTGCAGCTCGGGTTCCAGCCCGCCCGGTCCCTGCTCCGTGAGATGCGGACCGTCCGCGACGAGAAGTACCCACTGATCTTGCGGTTCGCGATGCGCATCGCCCAGGCCGCCGGGATCCTGCCCGCCGGGGCGACCCCCAGCGCCACGATCGAGCTGGGCACGTCGATGCCCTCCGACCTGCCCGCCGCGATCGACACCGTGAAGGACCTCCTCCCGGTCCACGGGATCTCCACCGGGACCGCGGTGAAGGTCCTCGTCGCCGCCGGGCTCCCGATCGACGACGCGCAGGCCGAAGTCGACGCGATCAAGACCGAGTGGTTCGACCAGGCGGTCAAGCTCGTCGAGGCGACCGGGAACGCCGCGGCCGCCGCGCAGATGCTCGGGATTCAGCCCGCCACCACCGGCACCGAGGCGACCGAGTGAGCTGGGCAGCGACCGCGGCGGGCGGCGAGGTGCACGTCCTGCCGGTCAACGACACCGTGGCGCACGAGCACACCGACGCGTGCGTGTGCGGGCCGACCACCGAGCCGGTCCCGCGCCCGGACGGATCCTTCGGGTGGCTCATCACCCATGATGCCCTCGACGGACGCGAGCACGCCGAACGGGGCGAGACGATCCCGAGCGAGGCACCGTGAACGACGTCGTCATCGAGGCCGTCCACGACGACAAGAGCATCACCGACTACCCGATCCACCCCAACCGGCTCGTCTTCCACTGGTCCCCCACGAGCCGCCGCCAGCAGATCGAGGAGCGGGGACTGCGCATCCGGTCCCTGTCCCTGCACGCCCCGATCCGCTACCCGATGGTGTGCTTCGCCCCCGACCCACTGTCCGCATGGTCGATGTCCGGCGGCACCTTCGTCATCGACGGTGAGGACAGCTGGGACCTGTGGGGTGTGTACGCAGGCGACCTCCGGTACGGGTTCGAGGTCATCCCGAACGACGACGCCACGATCCGCGAGCTCCGCGTGTACCGGTCCGTCCCAGCCGACGCCGTGCACCTCGTGGGTTCCCGCAGCGCGTGACACCCCCGGCGACACCCTGACCCTCGTCCACCCCGACGACACAGGGAGCACCGATGCCGAAGTCGCGCGCCAGACTGCGCCTGCGCTACATGACCGACCCGAACCCCGAGGGCACCCCGGGCAGCACCCCGCCCGCCCCGACACCGCCCGCGACGTTCACCCAGCAGCAGCTCAACGACATCGCCGCGTCCGAGAAGGCCCAGGGCCGCAACGCCGCGCTGCGCGAGGTCTCGGAGAAGCTCGGGATGACCGTCGAGGACGCGGCGCAGGTCCTCGCGGCGGCGAAGGCCGCGGACGACGCGAACAAGTCCGACGCTCAGCGTGACCGGGAGGCCGCCGCCAAGGAGAAGGCCGAGGCCGAGGCTGAGAAGGCCGCTGCTGCCGCTGACCGGCACGCCGCCCGCGTCGAGCGTCTCCTCGGGACCGCCGGTGCCGCGAACGTCGCTGTGGCCGCCCGGGCGATCGACGTGGCCGTCGGTGCCGACGATGCCACCGTGACCGCGGCGATCGAGAAGCTCAAGACTGACGCGCCGGGCCTGTTCGGTGCCGCCCCGACCGCCCCGCACACCGACCCCTCGAAGCCCCCGGCCGCCCCGCCTGCGAAGGGCACCGCCGCCGAGCGCGCCGCCGCGATCGCCGCGTCGCGCGGCTACACCAAGCCCGCGGCCTGACAGCTGGTGGTCGGGGCGTCAACACGGACCGGGCCCGTTCACGACTACTCCGTGAAGGCCGCTTGGGGGTTGCTCTCGCCCGGACTCCTTGCCCCTGCAGCAGCGCGACCTGCGCCCCGACCACCCACCCACTCACCCCACCGGAGCGGCCATGCAGCCCACCATCGGACGGATCGTCCACTACCAGTCCTACGGCACCCCGGCCGGTGAGTACCTGCCCGAGCCGCGCGCCGCGATCGTCACCGCCGTGCACAACACCGAGCCGGTGCCCGAGCACGGCGTCCCCAGCATCGACGCGACAGTCCTCACGCCCACCGGGATGTTCTTCTCCCAGCACCTCCCGTACTCGGAGAAGCCGAAGCCGGGCCACTGGTCCTGGCCGCCGCGCGTGTGACACCCCCCGCCGCACACTCCACCCGACCGCCCCGAGCGGACCAGGACCACGACTGGCTGACCCGTGGACGCCGAGCCCCCAGGGCCGTGCGCACCCCACACCCGACCCACCCTGGGAGCAGCTGATGTCCATCAGCCCGAAGACCACCGAGATCACGGGCGTCGACGACCCGTCGTGGCTCGGTTCCGCCCACGGCCTCGACTCGACCGAGACCATCACCCTCGACCCGGCGCTGTTCGACGCGGAGACGCACTACCCCGACGGCTACCTGCCGTCCGGCCTGAACCTCGCGAAGGTCACCGCGACCAGCCTGTACGGCCCCTACGACAACGCCGCGACCGACGGCCGGGAGGTCTTCGCGGGCCACCTCGTCGCCCCGCGGCCCGTCGATGGGCAGCCCCGCATCGTCGCGGCCGCGCTCACCCACGGCAAGGTCCGTGCCGCCAACCTGCCCATCTCGCTCGACGCCGCCGGCAAGGCCGACGCCGCGGGCCGCATCCGGTACATCTGAGGAGCACCGACATGCCGAACATCCTCGAGCTGGTCGACCCCGTCGTGGCGACCCTCACCGCACGCCAGGTGCCGGAGCCGATCGAGAACCCGCTGACCTCGGTCCTGCCGAACGTCCGGGTCCAGGGCCGCAAGTCCAAGACCGTGCGCCGCACCCACCGCACCACGACCGCGAAGTTCCGGTCGTACGACGCGGAGGCGCCGATCGGGAAGCGCCCCGACTCGATCGTGCTGCAGGAGCTGGCTCTCCCGGCCCTGTCGGAGAAGCTGCCGATCAGCGAGGACCTCCTGCTGCAGCTCGCCGAGTCCGGTGGCGCGACCCCGGTGATCGACCGGATCGTCGAGTCGATCTACGACGACGTCGAGCGGCTGACCACCTCGGTCCTGAACCGTGCCGAGCTGGCACGCGGTCAGTTCCTGTCCACCGGCAAGGTCACGATCAACGAGAACGGGTTCGTCGACGAGGCGGACTTCGGGCTGGCCGCCACCCACAAGGTCACCCCGGCGGTCCTGTGGTCCAACCCGGCCGCGACCGCGATCGACGACGAGCTGGTCTGGCAGCGGCAGGTCCGCCGCGACGCTGGCCGCCCGGTGCAGCGCGCGGTGACCTCCGAGCGTGTCCGGAACTTCCTGCTCCGCAACGAGCAGTACCGGACCGCGTTCTGGCAGGGCGTCGCCAACCCCCCGACCCTGAACCCGGAGCAGCTCAACCAGGTGCGCGCCACCTACGGCCTGCCCCCGATCGAGGTGTACGAGGGCGAGGTCAACGTCGACGACGTGATCACCCGCGTCATCGACGACCACCTGTTCGTCTACGTGACGGACAACGTCGGCGAGTCCCAGTGGGGCATCACCGCTGAGGCCCGCCAGCTCGTCGCGTCGAACGCGGTGGACTTCGCGCAGGAGCAGGCCCCGGGCCTGATGGTCGTCCAGTGGTCCGACCCCGACCCGGTCGTGACCTGGACGAAGGTCGCCTCGATCTTCCTGCCGGTCGCCGGTGACATCAACGGCCTGCTGGTCGCGTCGGTCGTCGCCCCGAGCTGACCCCCTGAACGGGCCGTCAGCAGTCGCTTCCCCGGCTGCTGACGGCCCGTCCCACATCCCGCACGAGGAAGGCACCACGATGACGAAGATCCGCCCCGACTTCGCGGGCACCGTGTTCCTGAACGGCAAGCCCTACGCGGCCGGCGACAAGGTCCCCGATGGTGTGCACGTCGGCGCGCACCTGACCGCCGACGGCAAGGAGTACGGCGCACCTGCCGCCACCCCGATCACCACCGGCGACGGTACGGCGACCCCGCCCACCCCGGACCCCCTGACCCCGGAGGAGACCGAGCAGGCACAGGGCATCGGTCTGCCGTTCGAGGACCTCGACCCGACGTTCGTGCGCGGGGCCTTGGCCGGGCACGCCCAGGGCCGGGAGGACGGGGTCTCCGAGACCCTGACCCACGCCGCCGCGGGCACCAAGCTCGACCTGACCGCGAACGTCCCCGACGTGCTCGCGCACATCGAGGCGCACCCCGACGAGACCGCCGCAGTCCTCGCGCTCGAGGCCGCCGGTGAGGCCCGCGCCGGGATCCTCAAGAAGTACCTGGGCTGATGGCTGAGGAGGTCGGCCAGGAGGTCCTCGCGCGGGTCGACCTCCTCGTCCGCCAGGGCTCGGACTGCGCGTTCACCCTGCTGTTCTCCGAGGAGGACGAGCAGGGCACGATCGTGCAGGACTTCACCGGGTGGTCGGCGCGGTCACAGCTGCGCCGCAAGGTCGGCGGGGAGATCTGGCACGAGCTGGCTGTCGGCGCCGGGCTCACCCTCACGCACGACGCCGGGGTGCTGACCGTCGCGGGACTGATCCCCCACGCCGTGACCGAGGACCCCGCGTGGAACGCCCGGAACGTCGGTGCGTGGGACATCGAGCTGGTCCGCGCCGACGGGTGGGTCATCCCCCTGGCGGCCGGCGCGGTGCGCGTCGACCACGACGTGACCCGGGAGGCAGCGTGAGCACCCAGGTCGTGAAGATCGTCCAGCGCCCGACCCGTGTGGTCGGCATCCCCCGGGCTGTCGGGCCGCAGGGTGCACCAGGAGCACCGGGACGCGACGGTGAGCCTGGCGCGCAGGGCGAGCCCGGTCCGCAGGGCCCGGCGGGCACGGACGGTGCTGCGGGGCCCAAAGGCGACCCCGGCACGGTCGGTCCCGCGGGTCCTGAAGGGCCACGCGGCCCGGCAGGTGAGCGCGGTCCGGCAGGAGCTGACGGCGTCCCGGGCCCCACCGGAGAGCCCGGCCCACAGGGCGAGCGTGGTCCCGTCGGTCCCGTCGGTCCTGACGGCCCGCCAGGAGCGAAGGGCGACCCGGGCGACCGCGGACCCGCAGGTGCCGACGGCGAACCGGGACCCCAGGGCGAGACAGGTCCCGCAGGCCAGGACGGACGCGACGGCGCGGACGGGGTCTCCCCCAGCCTGTCCATCGGAACGGTCACGACCGGCGCACCCGGGACACCTGCCGACGCGTCGATCAGCGGGGACTTCCCCGACCTGCACCTCGACCTGACCATCCCGCGCGGCGCCGACGGTTCCGGCGGCGGGAGTGGTGGCTCCGACGTGGACACAGCGGCCCTCATCGCCGATGACACCTCGATGACCCGCGCTGCGCTCGACGCCCTCACCGCACGCCGCGCCACCACGATCACCGCGGCGTCCGGCCCGGGCACGGTCGCTCTCGCACCCGGGTTCGTGATCACCGATGTCAGCTTCACGGGCGCGGCACGGCTCCGCCTGTACCGCACGGCCGCCGGGCGCGACGCCGACGCTGGCAGGGCAGTCAGCACCCCGTACCCGGGCGGGCGCGGCCTGCTCTACGAGTACGTCGCGGTCGGCTCCGAAACCGACGCCGAGGGGCCGGTCAGCGGCGTCATCGACGGCACCGACGCCTTCTGGCACGTCGACGGCGGACCCGTCGACATCACGATCACCTGGTTCCCGATGGAGCGCCCATGACGCACACCTCGTTCACCGTCGCCCCGACCAACGCGACCGACAGCGCGTTCCGCGCATGGGGGTCCGGGCTATCCGCGGCGCTCGCACAGGTCGGGATGGTCAAGGTGCCCACGGCCGGCCAGATCGACTGGGCGACCGTCCTCGCGCCGACGAACATCCGCTTGACGCAGGGCTTCGAGATCTGGCGCTTCGACGACCAGCTGCAGGCCACGCACCCGCTGTTCGTCAAGATCGAGTACGGGTCGTCCGGTTGGGCTCCCGTCGCCCCGGGCCTCACGATCACTGTCGGCAAGGGTGTCACCGGGCCCACGATCACAGGCGTCCTGGTGCCGCGAACGGCGGTGTCCGACGGAACCACGTCCAGCACCGGGGCGGCCTCGGACACCCCGCAGGAGCACATCGTCTCGACGTGCTCCGGGCGGTCCTGCCTGGTCGTGGTGTTCAACGCCTCGAACCCGTCGGTCTACGGCAGCCCGGTGTTCGTGCTCGAACGTTCGCGGGACAACGCCGGCCGTGCCACCGGTGACGGGGTGTCGTTCACCTGCTCTATGGGAGCGGTGACCACCGCCATCCAGTCCGCGCCCCCGAACCCGTTCTACGCGACCGCGTACGCGTCAGAGGCTCAGGCGGTCGGGGCGATCCCCGCGGTCCTCCCGTACACACTGTCGGGTGCGACGCTGACCGCCTCGAGCTCTCTGGCCACCGGGGTGATCGCTCCGGTACTCCCCTGGGTCGCGTTCGCCCCCGGGCTGGCGCCGTGGCAGCCGCTCGCCGCGCTCACCTACGCCCCCGGCGACGCGGTCGGCGGATCGATCATCACCACGCGCCTGCTCGGGCGTGACCTGCCCTACCGGGTGATCCCCGTCGGGAACGGTCACAACGGGTGGGGCATCTCCCTACGAGAGAATCGCGGATCCGCGTCCAGCGGAGGCACCCTCGCCACGAACCGCGCTCCCGGTCTCATGGTGCTCTGGGAGGACTGATGGCCGTCGAACAGTGGAAGGTCTACGCGGACGTCACCAACCCCGACTCAGGCCAGGTCGGGTCCACCGTCGGCACGTCAATCGCCGCCGGCGTCTCCGGTGGGCTGTACTGGTTCCTGGACAAGGCGGGGATCACCGTCGCCGAGGTCAAGACCGTCGGAAGGCTCTACCCCTGACCATTGACCATTTCGGCTAGTCGACTGCCGACTCTGCGCTGGCGGCGGCCTCTACACGCCTCTTCTCACTGCGACGAACTCTCCAGTCAGAGACGTAAGCCATCCCGATCCCGATTGCCATGTACCCAACGGCGAGCCACCACAGCCACGCGGTTGGGTCGATCTCCGTTGCCGCACCCAGGAACGCGGCGATGAGGAAGATCACAGCCCCGGCCCCGGAGACGACCACTCCGAGGACTCCGATCGGGCTGCGCCACTTCACGCTCGCGAGCTTCGTAGCGTTCACCCGCAAGTAGGTGTCGATGTCGTCGACGAGCTCAGAGGGGGCGACTGCCCGCAGGTCGACAGCCTCCTTCATGGACTGGATGCGCTTGAGCGGTCGGTTCACCGCGAAAGCGGTGACGACGATCCCGATGAGGCTGACCAGTGGTGCCGCGAGGTTGATGAGGGTGTCCGTCTCCATTTCACCCTCATCGGACATCGGCGGGTGATTCTTCGGTGACACCGAGGGGCTCACACTCCTGCCGTAGAGAGGAGGCACCTGTGGCGATGACGGACCTGGATCTCGCACGGATCCGCGACGAGGTCGGCGAGCAGCCCGACGACAACACGATCGACGACTACTTCGACGCACTCGGGCACTGGCTGCCCGTCGCGATACGGGTCCTCAAGCGCCGCCGCGCGAACGCGGCGGCAGGCGGGCAGGAGACGAAGTCGTTCACGCTCGACGGTGTCCTCTCGGTCGGGCTCTCGACGGCGAACCTCGCGGGGCTCGACGCTCAGATCGCACGGCTCGAGGCGGCATGGGCCGCTGAGCAGGGCGGGACGACGGCGGCGGGCGTGACCACGGCGCGGATCCGGCGCCCGGACCGGTACCGGTGACCCAGCCCGACGAGATCGAAGCCCTCACCGTCGCGCTACGCGCGGACATGGACGCGGTGTGGCAGCAGATCCTCACCGAGCAGCAGGAACTGCAGCGCCTCTGGCCGGGCTTAACCCGGCCGATGCGGGTGCACCGGCTTGCCCTGCTGCAGGCGAAGATCCGGGAGCTCGCGGACGCCGCCGACGAGATCGCCGCCCGGCATGTGACCGGGATGCTCCGGGAGGCTTACGAGGCGGGGGCGTGGGGCGCCGCGACCGTCGCATCCACGACCGCGGTGTTCTCCGACATCGACCTCGACGCCATCACGCACCTGGCGACCGAGACGATGGACGACCTGCTGCGCGCCACCACCGGGATCCGCGACTCGACTCGCCAGTTGGTCCAGCGCCTGACACGCGATCACCTGCGCGCACAGCTCTACACCGGGCTCACCGCCGAGCAGGCCGGCGTCCGGTTGGCCGCCGACCTCGCCGACCACGGCGTCACCGCGATCACCTACACCGACGGCCGCCGGGTCGGACTGTCGACCTACACCGACATGGTGGCCCGAACGAAGTCCGCCGAGGCGTACCAGAACGGTGGGTTCAACCAGGGCGAGGAACTCGGGATCGGGTGGTGGGAGGTCATGGACGGCTCCGCGTGCGGCTGGACGTCCCACGACGACCCGCGCAAGGCCGACGGCTTGATCGTGCGCCTCGACGAGGCCCGGCAGCACCCGATTTCGCACCCGAACTGCCGGCGCGCGACGACGCCCCGCCCGGACATCTCCTCCGCCCGCGATGCGGAGGTAGCCGACCGGACCCCGACCGAGCAGCAGCGCGCAGACCAGCGGGCCGCTGAGGAAGCCCGGGCAGCTGCGATCGCCCGCGTGCCACGGCGCAGGTCGCTGGACCGGCAGGTCGCCCGACGTAGGGCCGTCACCCAGAACCTCGCGGATGGCACCGCAGCCTCTGTCGCGCAGCAGCGGCACCAGCGGTTGGCACCCCCGGCCTGACTCTGGCCGCATGGCCCTCACCCCGTTCAAGATCTCCGCTCACCCGGGCGGTGGCTCCGTCGTCATCGACGGGCAGGACGTCTCCGAGCGCGTCGCGAACTTCGTCGTCGAGGCCGGCGCGGCTGGGACGGTGCCGCAGGTGACCCTGGTCCAGTTCGGGCCGGTCGACATCGAGGGCGAGGGCGTCGTCACCGTCGTTCGCGACCCCGACGGCGGAGCAGTGGCCGACGCGGTCGTCGCGTTCCTCGAAGAGATCGATCCCGACGTGTTCGTCTCGGTCGTCGAGTCGAAGTTCACCTCGCTCGGGTCGAGCCCGATCGCGCTCGCGCTGCAGACGCTGATCGAGGTCGCGAAGGAGGCGACCGACTGATGGTCGACCTCTCCCCGATCTTCGCCACCGCTGAGTCTCTGGTCCGGCAGGCGGTCGCCAGCGCCAGCACCGAGGTCACGATCACCACGGGTGGGCGGCGGTTCACGGACCCGGACACCCTGCAGGAGGTCGCCGAGGGTGGCACGACGGTGGGCCCGGTCGCCGCGATCGTCGCGCCCGTGTCCTCCGGGCAGACCACCGAGGCACTGCCCGGCCTCGAGGTGCGCGCCAGGGACTGGAAGGTCGTGTGCACCCCGGACATGGACGACCCGGATCCCGCGGCGCTGATCGAGGTGACGGCGTCCCGTGACACCCAGCTGATCACCCGCACCGCAACAGTGCTCGGGGCCGTGCGGTCGTCGGCCGGCGCTGCGCTCATCGTCTACGCCCGACCGACCCGACCGGGGCGACCGTGATCGAGGTCCGTGTCGACGACGGCGGTCTCGCCTCCGCGTTCAAGCTCACCGGCCGGATGCTGCGCAACGACACCGCCCGGATGATCGCGCGCACCGGCGCCCGGGTGCGCACCCAGGTCCGCGCGGGCGCCTCCGGGCGACCCGGCCCCCGCGCCCCCACCGGGAACTACCGCCGGTCGATCTCCCACACCAACGGGCACGACGGTGCCATTCCCGTCTCGGTGATCTCGACCAACGCCCCGCAGGCCGCACGCCTCGAGTACGGGTTCTCCGGGATCGACGCGCTCGGCCGGTCCTACAACCAGCCCGCCTACCCGCACTGGCGGCCCGCCGCCGAGAAGGCCCAGGAGTTCCTCATGGCCGAAGCCGACAAGCTCGTCGCCGACGTGATCAGCCGACTGCAGGGCGGCAACCAGTGAGCGTCTTCTACCGGCCCGACCCGGTCATCGCCGGGGTGGAGCTCCTGCTCGCCGGGGCGCTGCCGGACAAGGTCGGCGGCCGGGACCTCGCGATCGAGGTCGACGCCGCACAGTGGACGATCCCGCAGGTCACGATCGAGCAGGTCGGCGGCCCGACGCCCACATCGATCCACTTCGGTGGCCACGACTGGGCGGTCTTGACGCTGCAGCTGTCGTCCATCGGCGCCGATCGCCGCCAGGCACGGCTGATCGGTGACCACGTCCGCGAAGCGATCACCGGGCAGGACCGCCACGGGCGCCCCCTGCACCCCCTCACCGTCCCCGGTGCCGCGGTCCTCGAGACCCGCAGCCAGAACGACGGGCACATCGCCCAGGACAACCCCGCCAAGTGGGTCGAGACCTTCGAGATCCGCTACCAGGGCGCGTGACACCCCCCTCCGCATGGTGGGCGGTGAAGGGACCGCGCCCACTCGCGGACTGCACCCCGACCGGGTGTCAGCACTTCACCACTGATCCGCGGGAGCACCCATGACGCTGCTGATGAAGCACTCGGGCCTGCCGGACACGGAGCCTGCGGTTACCACGCAGGACGCGTTCGACAAGGTCTGGTCGAAGAAGGGCTGGGAGATCGTCCCGCCCGAGGAGGTCGAGGTCGAGCGGTCCCGCCCGGGTGACGCCCCGGCCGAGACCGAGACCACCGACGCCAAGGCGAAGTCGTCCCGGCGCGCCACCAACGAGGAGGGCTGACATGTCCTTGTACATGCTCCGCGGCCGTGGTGCCGCCTGGTGGCTGCCGACCGTCGCCGACCCCGGCGGCGCTCCGACCGACGCCGAGATGGCAGCCGGGATCCCGCTGGCCGCCGCGTTCTCCCAGATCCAGGGCCTCGAGCCGCAGACGAACAAGATCAACGTCCCGCTGATGAAGTACAAGACCGAGGCGCAGATCGGTGGCCCGGAGACCTTCCAGGACGTCATCGTCACGATCGCCGAGGACGACGGCACCGGGACCGACGCGGACGCGGTCGAGCGGCAGGACGCCCTCGACACGATGCTCGCCGACACCACGGGCGTGCTGGTCCTGTCCCGGACGAAGCAGACCGGTGCCGTCGGCGACAAGGTCTTCACGATCGCGGCCGAGATCGCCTCCCAGGTCCCGAACTGGGACCTCGGGGCGAACGCCGCGACCACCGCGATCAACCTCACGCCCTCCACGCCGCTGCGGCCCGTGAAGGTCCTCGCCTGACCCCACCCCTCGTGCTGCTCGGCCCCGCATCCCCCTGCCAGGGCCGAGCAGCCGCATACCCAAGGAGCACCCGATGGACAAGAAGTTCCGCCCCGTCCGCGTCCCGATCGTCCTCGACCCCGACGTCGAGGAGGAGTACCTCAAGGCGCGGACGGAACTCGAACAGACCGCGGAGCAGTTGCTGAGCACCGCGAGCTCTCGCATCCGGCAGGCCCGCGAGCTCGCCGGCGACGACGAGGACGCCCGCACCGCTGCGGGTCAGGCCGTGGTCGACGAGGACACCGCGCAGATCGCCCGTCTCACCGAGGCCGTGGCCGCTGCGGACCTCGCGCTCAAGGACGTCACCCGACAGTTCATGTTCCGGCCGTTGGGCCGCAAGGCATGGAAGGCCCTGGTCGCGGCGAACCCCCCGACCGAGGAGTCGCACGCGGTGTGGGCCGCCGAGGGCAACGAGGGCACGGCCCCGTGGGACGAGGACGGCATGGCCCGCGACCTCATCGCCGCCGCGTGCGTGTCCCCGAAGATGACCCGCGACGAGGTCGAGCACCTGTTCGACGACGGGGACTACTCGCAGGGCGAGATCGGTCTGCTCTGGCTCGGCGCCCTGCAGGCGCAGCAGACCGCCGGGGCGATCTGACCGTGGGCACTCACCGGGTCGTGACCGGGGAGCGCACCCGGTCCGTCTCGGTGACCGGCGCCACCCGCGCACAGTGGAGGCACCTGCTCAACAGCTACGACCAGGACGACGACGATTTCGCGGTCGCGCTGATCGCGGTGTGCTGCGGACTCGACGACGACGACGCCCAGGACGCGTGGGATGACACCCCTCCGGCCCTGTCGGACGCGCTGTTGCGGGACTGCCTCGACCAGTCGAAGCCCCGCGACCTGGACTGGGCAATCGACCGTCTCGCAGCCGACTGGCGGCTCGCCGAGGAGCTGCGGACCTGCCAGGTCCACGGGGTCTCCCACGACGAGTTCCTGACCTGGTCCGAGGACGCACAGGACCTCGCGGTCGCGTCCGTCATCAAGTCCCGCGACCACTGCCCCGGATGCGGCGTGCCCTCCGGAGCGATGGAGGACCCGACGGCCGCGCGCGTCGAGGCCGTCCCGTGCGTCCACTGCCAGGCCCTCGCCGCACGCAGGGAGGCACTGCCCCCTGAGGTGCGGGACCACATCCACCTGATGGTCGTCCCGAGGAGGACCGCATGAGCCTGACCCCGGGCACCAGGACAGTCGGGATCGCCCTGCGCGGCGACGACACCTCTCTGCGCCAGGCGCTGCAGAACAGCGCGACTGCGATCCAGCAGTGGACGGGCCGCGCGAACCAGTCCCTGGCCGCTGCCGGTCGGATGGCGCAGGACTCGTCCCAGAGGATCAGCTCCGCAGCTCAGCAGGCCGCGACGGCGTCGCAGCAGTCGTCGGAGAAGATCACTCGCGCGTCGCAGCAGGCGTCAGCGGGGATGCGTTCGACCGGGCGCGAAGCCCAGACGATGAGCTCGCAGGTCTCCGCGGCGTTCGGGTCGCTGTCCGGGTCTCTGACGAAGGTCGCCGGGGTCGCCGGGCTCGGGTACATCGCGAAGCAGATCGCGTCGGTCGGTATCGGGTTCAACGACTTCACGCAGAAGGCAGAGATCTCCCTCGAGGTCCTCCTCGGGTCGGCGGACAAGGCGCGCGAGTTCCTATCCGACATGCTCGCCTTCGCCAGGCAGACCCCGTATGCACTACCCGACCTGCAAGACTCCGCGCAACGGCTCCTCTCGTTCGGCATCGCCGCCGACGACATCATCCCGGTGATGCGCGGCCTGGGTGACGCAGCGACCGCTGCAGGCAAGGGCACAGCCGGGGTGCAGCAGCTCGCACTCGTCATCGGACAGATCCAGTCGAAGGGTCGTCTGCAGGGCGACGAGATCCTGCAGCTCGCCGAGAACAACGTGAACGCGCTCAAGATCCTCGCGAACCAGGCGAACATGACGACCGCGGACTTCCAGAAGGAGGTCACGGCCGGCAACGTGTCCGCCGAGCAGGCCATCACCGGGCTGATCGACGGGATCGAGAACGGCACCAACGGCATCAATGGCGCCACGGCCTCGATGGGCGGCCTGATGGAGCGGATCAAGGGCTCTGGCGGGTGGAGCGCCACCCTCGACTCCGCGAAGTCCGCGTTCCGCAACGCGGCCGGCGCCGTGACCGAGAACCTCCTGCCGTCCCTGATCTCCCTGCTGCGCACCGGGACCGCAGCGCTGGGGTTCGTCGAAGACGTGGCCGAGGGTTTCGGTGAGCTGCCCGAGCCTCTGCGCAACGCCGCCCTCGCGGCCACGGCGTTTCTCATCGCCAACCGGTTGATGGGCAATCAGCTGCGTGAGGTCACGTTCGGGCAGCTCGTCCCGTTCCGGCAGGCGATCAGGCAGTCTCGGGAGGATCTGGTGCGGCTCTCTGCCGCGGCAGGCGATCGCGGACTGTTCGGGACCATCGGCACAGAGCTCGCGTCGGCGACCGCTACCGGCCTGCGTACCTTCCGCGCCGCGGCCGGGGCCACGGTCGGCGCAGTGGGCCAACTCCGGGGTGCGATGGCGACGGCAGCGTCCGGGGGGCTCGTGCCGTTCCGGTCCGCGCTGGCCGCATCGCGCGCGGACCTCGAGCGCGTCGGTGGGCTCGTCACGAACAAGCAGGTCGCCTTCGACGCACTGCGGGGTTCCCTCACGACGGCAGGGGTATCGGCCCGACAGTTCGGGACCAGCCTGGTCGCGGCCACGACCGCCAGCACCCGTGCACTGACGCCCTTCCGCGCATCGTGGGTCGCGGCACGGGCCCAGCTCGACGCGGCGGGAGGATCAGCCACCCGCACGCAGACGGCGCTACTGGCGGCGCGCACCTCGGTGTCCGGGATGGGCACCTCCTTGCGGCGTCTGGACGTCACCGCGCTGAACGGAGTGCGGTCCGCTGGTGTGGCCGTGAAGGCATCGCTGGCTTCTGCGGCGAGCACCGCGAAGTCGCTGGGGTCCTCGGTACTCGGCGCTTTCGGTGGGCCAGTCGGCATCGCGATCACCGGCGTGGTCGCAGCCGTGGCCGCGTTCGCGTCTGCGCAGTCGGAGGCCAACGCGCGGGCCAAGGAGCTGAAGGAGACGCTCGACCAGCAGACCGGGTCGATGACGGAAAGCACGGCCGCGTTCGTTGCTCGGCAACTCACTGAGGCCGACGGCAACAAGCGTTCGACCGCCGAGATCTACGCGAACATGGGCGGCGACGTGAACGACCTCACGCGCGCCATCCTCGGCGAGGCGGACGCACAACAGCGCGTGAACGACATCTTGGACGATCGCTCCGAGAAGTGGTTCGGTCTCGAGAACAACGACGGCGTCGACATCGTCAGGAAGGACGTCGAGGGCCTCGCTGGCGCACTGGAGAAGGGCCAGACACAGATTCAGCTCTACGGCGACGCCGTCGCCGGAGTTGGCGACCAGTCGACCGAGACCGCGAGCAGCCAGCTCGTGCTCGAGCAGGCGTACACGCGGCTCTCTGGTGCCATCGCCGAGGCGACCGAGGAGCAGCAGAAGGCCCTCGACTCCGCCGCAGACGCAGCCCGATCTGCGTACGACTCAGCGACCACGATCGGCAAAGCCGACCTCAACACGTCCACCGACGACGAGCTAGCTGCGGCGCAGGACAAGGTCACCCAGTCCGCGCGCCGGGTGCGCGACGCCGAGGCGTCCCTCGCCGAAACCCGTGGGCGCAAGAAGGCGTCGACCAACGACATCGTCCGAGCGGAGGAAGCAGTCACGGACGCCCGCAAGGAGGCCAGCGACGCGGCCGCCGCTCTGACGGACGTGGAGTCACGCCGCGACCCGGTGGCGAACTACCGCAAGCAGATGGAGGAGATGCTCTCGACGGCGCAGACCTTCGCCGCGAACATCCAGTCCCTCGCGGACCAGGGCCTGAACGCACAGACGCTCCAGGAGCTCATCAATCTCGGTCCCGAAGGCTCCAAGGAGAGCATCGACGCACTGCTCGCCGACCAGTCTCTGATCGGGCTGACGAACGACACGCAGAGCCAGCTGAACGACATCGGCGGTCAGATCGAACAGCAGTCGCGCGTCGCGCAGGCGGCGATCGAGAACGGCGGCGCGAGCATCGGCACCAAGCTCGGTCTCGGCATGCGCATCGCCGCAGAGGAAGGGACCGCTGACACGGTCCAGGCCATTGCCGACAAGCTCGGTGAGAATCCGCAGGCCATCTACGACGCCGGCCGACTCCTGGGGCTGTCGTTCCTCGACGGCCTGAACGACGCTGCGAACTTCCAGCAGCCGCGGACCATCCGTCCCGACGGCTCGATCTGGACCGGCTCCGGCAACAACATCGGCATGGCTGAAGGAGGGATCTACCCCGGCTACACCCCGGGACGAGACATCGGGTTCATCGGGATCTCCGGCGGCGAGGCCGTGATGCGCCCGGAGTGGACGCGCGCGGTCGGCCCCGGGTGGGTGCACCAGATGAACGCCCTCGCCCGCTCCGGTGGCGTCTCGGCGGTGCGGGAGGCGATGGCGGCGTACCGGGGCGGCTACCGCAACGGCGGCGTCGTCGGCGCCTCGTCGACCCCGGCGGCGCCGAACGTCATCACGGTGCCGGTCGCTGTCACGCACGAGCGCCACGACCCGCAGACCTTCACCGGGAACATCGTGCTCCGCTCGATGGACGACCTTCGCCCGTGGGCCAACCGTCAGAAGGCCCGCCGAGCGATGGCTGGCCGACGCTGACACCTCCCCGGTGATGATTCGACCCGACAACCGGGAGGTGTGATGGCTGACCTGGACGCACGGGTCACGATCGCCCGGCTGGGTGGCTCCGCGCTGGTGATCGAGGACGCCCCGTTCGAGCTGATCGCTGTCGGCACGGGTGCGCGCACATGGCGGCGCACGACGGTCGAGGGCAAGTACCAGCACGGGCGCGCGCTCGTGGGCGCGGTCCTCGACACCCAGCAGTTGACGGTGCAGGTCCGGTGCCGCGGGGCGAGCTGGATCGCGGCGCAGAACCGGGTGAACGAGTTGATCGCCGCGGTCTCCGCGTTCTCCTACGGGGTGACCGTCGAGATCGAGGGCCACCGCCAGACGTTCGTGTGCGAGCCCGCCGACGTCACCCCGATGTCGGGGGACGTGATCGACAAGCACCGCGCGATGCGGTCCATGCAGGAGTACACCCTCACGATCCCGGTGGTGATGTGATGATCGGCCCGTCCTGGCGTTCTCGTGCTGTGCAGGCGCTGCTCGGCCCGAACCGCTCCCCTCTGGTACCGGCTCAACTGTGGACCGGGTGGTTGGACGCCTCGGGGCAGTTGATCGCGATGAGCGGACTGCCCGTGTCACACGAGGCGTTTGGTCCGGTCTCGGACGGTGTCGCGAACACCACCCCGCTCGACTGTGGTGTGGCGGGCGAGGGATGGGCGATCGCTGGTGTGGGGCTGTTCGACGCCGCCGACGGCGCTCTGCTCGTGGCAGCGACCCTGTCATCCGTGGTCACCCCGGACGAGGGCGATCCCCTGACATTCGACCCTGGGGCCCTGACTTTCCGGGTGTCCGCGTGAACATCTTCGACCTCGACCCCGCGGGGCTCCCCACGGGGCCTTGGTCAGGCGACGACACCTGGTCCGTGGCGACATGGGGCGGCACTGTCGACGTCGTCGCCGAGAGCGGCCACATCGTCTTGCGGCTGGCGTCCAGTTCCGAGGGCGCGTCGGCTGCCCTCACCGCCAGCGGCGGACCGATGACCGAGTGGACGCTGCACCTCGTCGCCTCGCTCACCGGCGCGCCCTCCGGCACCGCTCCGGGCATCTACTCGACCTCCGGGCTGATGTGCACACCCGAAGGTGGGTGGCTCATCGGCTCCGCGGACACCGGGCCGCTCGCCGGGCGGCACCTGATCACCGCGACCTCCGACGGCGCTGTCTACATCGACGGCACGCAGATCTCCACCGCCGGCATCACCGCCCTGGGCACGAACTGGGAGGTGGCGACCTACGGCGGGCCCACACACCACTGGACGATCGCCCGACTCATCGTGCAGGACGAGATCCCCTCGACCCTGATCTCGGACATGTCCGACCTGGTCACCGAGTACCTTGCAGGCGGGCTCAGCGGGGCCGGGGACTGGGCGGTCGCCGGCGCCGGAGCGCTCACCGTCGGGGACGCCCCGATCCCGGACCCGCCCGCCGCGACACCGGGTGGTGCGGTCACTCCCCCGCCGATCCCCGAGCCTCAGGACCCGCCCGCGGGGGCACCCGACGTGATGATCCGTCGACGCTCCGAGGTCATGCCCACCCCAGCCCTGATGGCGAACGGCTGGCCGGTGGACTGGGCACCGACCGAGATCATCGCCCACGACTACGCCCGGTACCAGATCGTGGTCGAGGGCGTCGACGTTACCTACTACCTGGGTGCCCCGGCCGGGTTCCCGTCGTGGTCACGCACGGAGCCGTTCGGGTCATCAGAAGCCACCTTGACGTTCCCTCAGATCACCGCGTTCCACCAGCTGCCCGCCTGGTGCGTCGCGGGAGCGTCCGTCGACATCCTCATGGTCCGCGTCGCCGAGTCTGGTGGCGGGATCCGGTCCCGGTTCGCGGGGGTTCTGGTGTCGTTCGGGCACTCCGAGGACGACGGGGTCTTCAACGTCACCGCCACCGGTGCCGTGATGTCAGATGACCTGCAGCTGCGCCAGCCGTCGTTCCTGACCGCGCCCCGGGACATCGGGGAGGTCATCGCGGAGACCTTGAACGCGACGGTCTCTCGCCGGCACCAGGAACTCGCACCGGTCATCACCGGGTGCATGACGTCGGTGTCTGGGGGGTGGGAGCCGAAGGTCACCGGGTACGTCCAGCAGCTCCTCGCGACCGCCCTCACCGACGGGCGGCAGTGGACGGTGCACTGCGACGAGCGGGCACCGATCCTCGCATTGAAGGACACGACCACGGTGCAGTGGACGGTCCACAACGGGCAGCGCGGCGTGCAGATCGACCTGTCGCAGGACTGGACGCAGGCACCGAACGTCCTGTTCGGGGAGGGCATCGCGATCGACGGCGGCCGGTGGCGCAACGCCCGGTACCCGAACTGGCGGCCCGACAACACGCCCCCGTACCCGAACACGAACCCGTCGAAGACGATCCGGGTAGGCACGAGCGACGCGATGACCGACACCCGCACGGGCGTGTCGGACTGGCAGCGCAAGGTCGGGATGCCGATCACCGGGCGGTTCACCCAGGCCGACCGGCGCCGAGCGATCGCGGTGCAGACCGATGCAGGGATCCAGCGGGACGGGATCGTCGGCCCGCAGACGTGGGCGGCGAGCTTCGGGACCGGATCGAACACCGGCACTCTCGAGTGCTTCTACATGCCGATCGCCTACGCCCCGGCCGTGATGCCCCGCCTCTACGGCCCGGACGGGGACGACCTCGGCCCGAACCCGGAGTACAACCCGAACATCCTGCGTGTGGAGGAGAAGATCGACTTCGGGCAGAACGTCGCGAAGAACGAGGGCCTGCAGGCCGGTGCGCAGATGCTCGCCCGCGACATCCACCCAGGGTGGACCGGCACCGTGACCTTCGCGGACATCGACCCGCAGGAGCTGTCCCGGTACGAGATCCAGGAGGGGCTCAACGGGCGCATCCGAGGGTTCCGAGGGCAGGACCTGATCGTGCACGCCGCAGCGGTGGACTACTCCGAGGACTCGGTGACGGTCACGGTCGACACGAACGCCCGCGACTACCCGACCCTCGACGCCATCCGGGACCGTGAGCGCAACGCGACCGACCCGGCGAAGGCCGCAGTCAAGCGCCTCTCGAAGGGCTCCGTGACCGAGGCGCGGGCGACGTTCGACGCTGAGTCGCCGGCCGGGTACGTGCCCCGGCATGCCCTGTTCTCGAACCTATGGACCGTGATCCGAGTGCCGTTCGGGTCCTACGGGTCGATCGTCCGCACGGAGCTGACCACGTCCGGGGCCGCGCGCCCATTCTCGGTGGCGGTATTCAGCCGGCCGATCACCGCAGCCCGGCTCCTGAGCCTGATCGGGAACCCCCTGACCGCGGAGACCAACCCGTGGTCGGAGTACGCCGACGAGCTCGACGAGGCAGGGCTGATCATGTCGTGGGGGTGGGCGAACCAGCCCGCCGGGTACTACCCGCAGGAGTACGCGAACCCCGACGAAGACGAGGACGCGGCCCCCGTGACCGGGCGGATGCTGGACGACGCGTCCTGGGAGTACGGGACCGAGCAGCCCCCATGGTTGTGGGTCGCCGAGATCGCGTCCGGTTCCTGCTACATCGAAGGCCGGTTCTGGCCGGGCGCCGACTGATGGGGACCTCGGACTGGATCCAGCCGCCTGACGAGATCCGTACCCGTCAGCTCGGGCCGGTCGCTCAGGCGATCATGGTCGCCTCGAACGTCGGCCAGCACGAGACTCCGCCGCCGTGGTGGGTGTGGCCGGTACCCGCTCCGCCGGTGGAACCTGGTGCGTGGACGGTGCTGTACGGGCTCGCGGAATCGGGCATCGGGTACACCAGTGAGGGCACGACCGATCGTCCCGAGTGGACCGCCCGGCAGGCGTGGGGCTTGTACGCGTGGGACACGCGGGACCGGGATCTGACTCCGGTCGATCCGCTGGTGCCCGACGGTGCCCGCGTGGAGTGGGAGACGGACCAGGGCACGTGGGCGGACGACGTCGTGAACGTCGTGGTCGACGGGGCGACAGTGGCCGGCACGCCAGCGACGGACGTGCGAGCAGCGGTGCCGCCCTCGACGTGGGCCCCGGTATGGCCGAGCCTCGACGAGATCCCGCTCAGCGACTGGATCACCCCCGCTGACCTGAACGAGTGGCCGTCCGACACCGGCACCAGACCCGAGCGCCCCGGACCTGAGCCTGGCCCCGGTGTCGTGCTGAGCGTCCCGTACACCGGTGACCCCCGGGTCGTGGTTTCCACCCGGGCGATGTGGGAGCACCCGCCCCTGCCGTTGCTGGGAACGAACGAGAGCGTGCGGGTGCGCGAGGCGACCGCCTCGTTCACGTACACCCCACCCCGCTACCGGATTGTCACCGTGAACGGGGCCTGGCGGCTCCGGCAGCGCCAGACCCTCACCGGTACCGACTCCTGGCCGCTGCGCCAACGACAGAACGGCGGCCACACCGGGTCCTGGTCACTGCGCCAGCGACAGCGGGGTGTGTGACACCCCCACCCTGACGCTGGGCTCGTCTACCAGGAGGAGCCCATGGCTACCATCGCCAGCCCGAACAAGTACGCGGGTCGCGCATCCGCAGTCGAGGTCATCGTCATCCACACCATGGAGGCGGCCGAGACGTCGCGAACGGCGGAGAACATCGCCGCGTACTTCGCAAAGGCCTCCACTCGCGCGTCTGCCCACATCTGCGCGGACGACGACTCCCTGGTGCGCTGCGTCGCCGACGAGGACACCGCATGGGCGGCACCCGGCGCGAACGCGAACGGTCTTCAGATCGAACTCGCTGGGTACGCGCGACAGACAGCAGCCGAGTGGAGTGACGAGTTCTCCACGGCCATGCTGGAACTCACGGCCCAGCAGTGCGCTGAGTGGGTCCGCAAGTACGGGATCCCGGTCAAGCACCTGTCCGTCGCGGAACTCAAGGCCGGGCACAGGGGCTTCGTGGCACACGACGACGTGTCGAAGGCTTTCAAGCGGTCGACGCACTGGGACCCGGGCCCGAACTTCCCCTGGACGTCGTTCCTCGCCAGGGTGTCAGCACTGGCGGGCGCCACGGCCCAGGCCACCAACCCGATCCCCGCGCCGGTGCCCACCGCGACCATCCGGCAGGGGTCGCGCGGCACGCTGGTCACGCGCGTGCAGACGTTCCTCGGGGTGAGCGCTGACGGCGTCTTCGGCCCCGCGACTCATGCCGCTGTTGTGACGTACCAACGTGCGCTCGGGTTCACCGGTGACGGGATCGTCGGCCCGGTGACGTGGGAGGCGATCAACGCGGGACGCCACGCGACAGCTGGCCCGAGCCCCCGCAGCGCCAGCGTCACCCGCGCGACCCAGGCCGCGGTCCGGGCAGATCAGGACGGATACTGGGGTGACGACACCGACTGGCGGGTGAACATCGTGCGCGCGGCGATCAACGGGCAGCGCGACGCCACAGCCCAGCAGGTCATCGGCACCACTCCTGACGGCGTCTGGGGACCGAAGTCTGTCGCCGCGCTCACTGCCACCATCGCCGCACTGCAGAAGGCGTGGGGCACCGACTCGGACGGTGTCTGGGGCCCGAAGACCGAGGCCGCGTACGCGACCGCCCGCGCGAACAACTACAAGACCTGGTGACCCGGTGCGCACCTTCCTCGCAGTCACCGCCGCGGTCGCGTTCGGTGTCGCCGGCGCCGCCGGGGTCATCTACCTGGTGATGTACGCCCTGATGATCCCGCTGCGGGTCCTCGCGACGATCGTGGAGGCGATGTGAGCCTGCTCCCGTCCCCGCCGCCGATTGGCGAACGCATGACACCCCGGGCGCGGGTGTACATGGCGATCTGCGCGGCCCGGCACGGGCTCCTCGGGCTTGCGTGCCTGGTCCGGCCGCAGGACTTCACGTCGGGTTCGTTCTCCGGCGTGAGGAACTTCCTGCACTGGGCGATCCCGGGTGACCCGATGCTCAGGATCTGGGGCGTGGCATTCGGCGTCGTCGCGGCTCTCGCGGTGGCCGCGGTCCTCACCGGACGCCCGGAGGTCGCACGCAACGGCCTGCTGGGGTCGGTGATCGTGTCGTTCTGCTGGGTCGGGGGGTTCATCGCGTCGATCTGGACCGGGCAGTCTGCGGGCTGGTCCGGGGTCATCGTGTGGGCCGCGATCACGTTGAAGGACCTCACGATGCTGCAGGACCCGCTCCGCAATCCGTTCGAGCCGCTGATCCGCAAGGAGGAGCGTTCCGGGTCCACCAGGGGGTAACGGCTGTGATCGACCCGACGACCATCATCGTCGCCGTCCTGGGGCTGATCGGCACCGTGCTCGGCATGGTCTACAAGCGCCGCGGCGAAGCCCGCCAGGAGGACTCTCAGGCAGCCGCGAACCGGCTCACCGCACGCGACAACGAGTTCGACCGGCTCGAAGCACTCAACACCCGACTCGAAGCAGAGAACTCGCGCCTGTCCGTCGCGGTCGACCGCTCGGAGGCCGCCCGGCGCGCCGACCAGGAGCGGTGCTCAACCTCGCAGGCGGGGCTCATCACCACGGTCACGACCCTGACCGGGGTCGTGCGAGACGAAGTCGCCAAGGAGATGGCACGGATCGCCGTCGAACGGGCCAAGCGCCACGAAACAACCGACCACTGACCGGAGGTTCCACCATGTCCCGACTGTTCCGCCGGGCGGCGCTGACCGTCGCCCTGTTCCTCACCGTGCTGCTGCTGCCCGTGCTCCCGGCGACCGCGGCCGAGCCGGGCGCCGAGGTGGCGGCGTTCACCCTCGACCCGGCCGCCGTCGTGCAGTTCCTGATCGCCGTGGTCCTGCCGGTCCTCGTGGGCCTGGTCACGACCCGGGTCGTGTCCGGGTCATCCAAGGCGTGGCTGCTGGCCGCGCTGACCTTGGTCACGTCGCTGCTCGTGGAGCTGGCACGCGCGATCGATCAGGGCAGCGTGTTCGACCTCGGGGTCGCGCTGATGACGGCGCTGCCGGCGTTCGTGGTGTCGGTCGCCACCCACTACGGGCTGTGGAAGCCCACGGGTGTCAGCGCCGCCGTCCAGGCTGTCGGCGCGAAGCACCGGGCGAACTGATGCACGCGTGCTCGTCGTGCGGGCGCGAGTGGCCGTCCCGGCTGGCCGCGGCCGAATGCTGCGACCCTGCGTGGGAGACAGATCAGCAGGCAGCCTGAGCGCCCAAACGACCGTGCGCCGCTCTCTCCCGGGAGGGAGGAGCACGGTCTTCGTGCCCGCGCGGCACGGCCCACGATCCCGCGGTGACCACCCTGCACGCGTCAATCTCGCTCAAGCCGCCGAACCACGACGCGACCGGGCACGACCCGCATACCCGGGAGCTCACCGAGTCGGGCGACACCTACGAAGAAGCGATGGCCGCAGTTCGGGTGCAGTGCCTGACGGCTACGACCTCAACTGGGTGCGCCGCACGGCTTGACCCCTTGAGTCTGCTCGTGATCGAAGGAGTTGGTGCGGTACTGTCCGGGCAGCCTGCCGCCCTGGCGGGCATCACTAGCAGGGGTGACAGGGTGAAAGGCAGCGTCATCGCGCAACGACTTGCGCGTGTCGAGCAGCATGTGACGGAGCTGCGCATCGTGATGGTATGCGTGACAGTCATCGCTGGCGTGGCTCAGGTGGTGGCTAGGGCGTACCCAGGATCGGAGAAGGATCCGTCGCCCTGGCCAACCATTGCCCTCTGGACTGCTCTCCTCCTGGTCGCCGGCACGGCGGTCGAGTCGATCTGGGGACTTGCCCGCATCAAGACGCGGCGTCGGCGAGAGAAGAAGGAGCTTGAGCTCCACAAGACCCTGGTCAGCGTGCTCGTCGAGGTCGCGAAGTTGACCAAGGTCGACGTCGACGTCGCGGGCGCCAACGTCTGGAGCATCTACACCCCCCGAGGCGGCGAAGCCCCGTGCCTCTTTCGTGAGGCTCACGAACGACTCAGTTCGCACCCTCAGATGAGCGACCGTGCCTGGACTAAAGGCAAGGGTCTGATCGGCCGATGTTGGGAGAAGGGCGAGGCACGCTTCCAGGACTGGGGCGAGCTGCAGCGCAAGCATGAGAACAAGTCGGAGATGAACGAGGCCGCCTGGCGTCAGGTGCCCGACCGCGATCGGTGGGGCTTCGAGCGAGACGAGTACCTCGACCTGATCCGGAAGTACCAGCAGATTATCGCCGTGCCGATCACCGATTCACAGGGAAAGATGATTGGATGCTTGTCAGTCGACATCCCGGCAGACCGGCCAGCACCGGACTCCCGGTGCCTGGACTCTCGGGAGGTCAGACTCGTCCTGGCGACGGCGGCCGAAGGGCTGCGGAGCCTTATCCCAAGTTCTACGGTGTGA